ATCCTGTAGGGAAAAAGGTTCAGGCTGCTGCGGATGCCGTTACCGCGCACCAGGGCACGGAGTGGGAATCTCTGCTCACCTGGCCCGATGCTCCGAAGCGGAAGCTAAAGCTCGTCGAACGCGAGCCGTGGGACTTGTCGTGCGAGGATTGGGAGGCGCGGATACTGGCCGGGAAATCGCTAGTGCCGGCGCTGCCGTTGTTCAAGGAACAGGCGACGCGGGCGGGTGGTATTTTCGACGGGTTGCGGTTATCGGATGTGCCTGGAACGCCCTACTTGGCGGAGGCGTGCGGGGAGTGGTTTCGGGACATGGTGCGTGCGCTGTTAGGTTCGCTCGACCCGGCCACGCAGCAGCGGATGATTCGGGAGTTGTTCGCGCTGGTGTCGAAAAAGAACAGCAAGACGACCTACGGTGCGCTGATGATGTTGACGGCGTTGCTACTGAACCGCCGGCCGAATGCTCCGTTCATCATGACCGCGCCGGTGCGGGATATCGCGGACCTGGCGTTCTCCGCGGCAGCTGGCGCGATTGCGCTTGATACGGTGCTGCAGAAAAAATTGCATGTTCGGGAGCACTTGAAAAAAATTGTGCATCGGGAGACGCACGCCGAGCTCGCCATCATGACCTTTGACCCGGCGACGCTGACCGGGCAGAAATGCGCCGGCGTGTTGATTGACGAGTTGCACGTTGTTGCGAAGATGAAGCATGCGCCGTCCGCGATTCGCCAACTACGCGGCGGTATGCTGCCGTTCCCCGAATCGTTCATGGCGTTCATTACCACGCAGTCCGAGGAAACGCCGAGCGGGGTGTTCAAGGCGGAGTTGATCAAGGCGCGTGAGATCCGCGACGGTCGCCGCAAGGGCGCGATGCTGCCGGTTCTCTACGAGTTCCCGCGCAGCATGCAGGCGAAGCCGGATGTGTGGCGAAATCCGAAGAACTGGCCGATGGTCACGCCGAATGATGGGCGCTCGATCACGGTGGCGCGTCTGATCGAAGAATTCGACGTTGCGCAATCTACCTCGGAGGAAGAATTGCGCGCATGGGCGTCGCAGCATCTGAACGTCGAGATCGGGCTCGCGCTGCACTCCGACCGCTGGGCCGGAGCCGATTATTGGGAGCAGCAGGCGCGGCCGCGTTTCAAGCTGGATGAGTTGATCGCCCGTTGCGAAGTAATCGACGTAGGGATTGACGGCGGTGGGTTGGACGACCTGCTCGGTCTTGCCGTGGTCGGTAGGGATAAAACGACCGGCGAATGGGTGAATTGGGTGCATGCCTGGGCACATCCGAAGGTGCTCGAGTTGCGCAAATCCGAGGCGGGCAAGTTCAAGGACTTCGCCGCAGATGGTGACCTGACAATTGTCGAGTCGATCGGTGATGACGTCGAGGAATGCGCCTCGCTGGTGGCGCGGTGTGACGCATCGGGCAATCTCGACAAGATCGGCGTTGACCCGCACGGGCTGGGCGGGATACTGGATGCGCTGGCCGCCGCCGGGGTTGCGATGAAAAGCATCGGCGCGGACGGCAAGGAATACGACAAGATCATCGGCATCTCGCAGGGCTGGAAAATGACCGGCGCGATCAAGACCGCGGAGCGAAAACTTGCCGACGGAACGCTCATTCACGGCGGGCAGCCGCTGATGGCGTGGTGCGTCGGAAACGCCAAGGTTGAGCCGCGCGGTAACGCGGTGATTATCACGAAACAGGCGGCGGGAACGGCGAAGATCGACCCGCTGATTGCGACGCTAAATGCCGTCACGCTGATGGCGCTCAATCCGGCGGCGCCGGGGCGTGCCGAGCCGCAGTTGCTATTCGTTTAGCCGGTTGGTGTATGATTACGCCGTAGCAGGGTAATCGCCAACGCCGTGAGGCGTAGGCAAGCCGGGGGCAGCGATGCTCCCGGTTCCTGAAAGGAGTTTTGAGTGCGAGCAGTTTTCCCGCGCGTCCGACTTGAGGCGAAGCCAGAAGGACTGGAATTTCGCCCGCCCGAGTCAGCGGTTTCCCGATTCGATAAGTCAATCCGCTCCGCTACCAAGGCCGGGTCCGAAGTTGAAATCATCGGGGAGATCGGGAAGTTCGGTATCACCGCGAAACAAATCCGAGAATCTCTCAAGGCGATTGGTAAAAATTCGACTGTCACTGTCACCATCAATTCGATAGGTGGTGATGTTTTCGAGGGCATCGCAATCTACAATCTTCTTCGAGAACACGAAGGAAAGATTGTCGTAAACGTGATTGGAATAGCCGCCTCTGCAGCGTCGCTCGTTGCTATGGCTGGAGATTCTATTCACATGAGCGAAGCCGCGCAGATGATGATTCATAGCTCATCCGGAATCGCCATCGGAAATGAGCAGGACATGCGAGAGTTTGCCGCCCTGCTCGATCGCATGGACACGGCAGTTGCGACCGTTTATGCGGCCCGCAGCGGAAAGCCGGAATCCGAAATAGTTGCGATGATGAAAAAGGAAACCTGGATGAACGGCGAGCAGGCCGTTGAGTCCGGTTTCGCGGACTCCTACGACAAAAAGAAAAAGCCGAAGTCCGCCGCAACGCAACCCGTTTTCGCTTCAGTCTCGCCCGCCATGCTCGCCGCGCTAGGCGATCAGGCACGGCCGGTCGTTCGACTGAGCGCCACCCCGCCCGGCGCTTCGGGCCAGCAACCCAACCCGAAAGGAAAAAACATGAGAACCATTGCCGAACAAATCGGCGCGCTCGAAGCCAAGCGAGCCGCCGATGCAGCGCGGCGCGAAGCCATCCAGAACAAAGCGATGGAAGAGGGTCGCACGAAGGAAGAAGCCGAAAAACAGGAATTCGACACGTTGACCGGCGAAATCACCACCATCGACGCCGAACTGGTGGACCTGCGCTTGATGCAAACGCAGGTGCTGGCGAAGGCGACACCGGTCAACCAGGATCCACCGCAACGCCATGCGATCAATATCCCAGGCAGCGGCATCGTCGGCCTCGGCCCGAAGCTCGAGCCCGGTCAGAAGTTCGCCCGCTACGCGATTTCGATGCTGCAGGCGAACGGCAACCCCGGCGTCGCGCTCAAGGTTTTCCAGCAGAATCGCCGCTGGATGGACACCAGCCCCGAAGTCGAAAAGGTGCTGATGGCGGCGGTGTCCACCGGTGACACCACGACCGCCGGCTGGGCCTCGGAACTGGTCTATGCGCAGAACCTCGCGAACGAGTTCGTGGAGTTCTTGCGGCCGCTCACGATCATCGGACGGCTGCCGAAACTGCGCCGCGTGCCGTTCAATGTGCGCATGGGCTCGCAAACCGCAGGCTCGACGGGGAATTGGGTCGGGCAGGCGAAGCCGATCCCGGTGTCCAAGCTCACCACCGGCAGCCTCTCGCTCGGCATCACCAAGGCGGCGGGCATCGTGACGGTGGACGACGAGTTGCTACGCAGTTCCAGCCCGTCCGCAGAAATTCTGGTGCGGGACGATCTGGCTCGTGCGGTGACGCAACTGGTGGACCTGTCGTTCATCGACCCGAACCAGGGCGGTGTGGCCAACGTGCAGCCGAGTTCCATGCTTCACGGCATCACGCCGATCACGCCGTCTGGCACCAACGCAGCCGCGTTCAACACCGACATGGCGACGCTCTTTGCCACGGCGATTGCGGCGAACCTCGACCCGATGACCGGCATTTTCGTGATGTCGCCGACAACGGCCCTGAAGTTGTCTCTGATGCTGACGGCGAACGGCGTGAAGCAATTCTCCGACATCAGCATCAATGGCGGTTCGATCAATGGCATTCCGGTGGTGGTTTCCAACGCCGCCAAGATCGCCGGCTCGCCGCAGTTCGGCGAGATGATCGTGCTGCTGCTACAGGAGGAAATCCTGCTGGCCGATGACGGGCAAGTGACCATCGAGATCAGCAAGGAAGCGGCACTGGAATTGCTGGATAACCCGACCAACACGGGCGCCGGCGGCACCACCGCAACCAGCATGATTTCCATGTTCCAGACCCACAGCGCAGCGATCAAGGCCGTGCGCTATATCAACTGGACCAAGCGCCGCACGCAGGCCGCGGCGTTCATCCAGGCGGCGAACTACGGCTAAGACAGCGTAGGCTGAACCACGGGCGCGCCGGTCCACAACGGACAGCGCGCCCGTTTTTCTAGCAAGGAATGGATTTGCGGATACTCGGTTTCGAGTTCAAGCGCGTCAAGCAGCAGCTCCAGGCCGTTCCCTCATCCGGCGGGGGCTGGATGCAGATTATCCGTGAAGGCTTTGCCGGGGCATTCCAGCAGAACGTCGTCATTGATGCGCCGAGAGATATCCTCGCGTTCTCAGGTGTGTTCGCGCCGGTCACGCTGATTGCTGGCGATATCGGCAAGCTGCGCGTCAAACTGGTTGCCGAGGATGAGGACGGAATCTGTAGCGAAGTCGAATATGGTTCGCCATTTTGGCAGCCACTCAGAAAGCCGAATCATTACCAGAACAGAATCCAGTTCTGGATGCAGTGGATACTTTCCAAGTTGCTATGGGGAAACACCTATGTTTTGAAGGTGCGCGAGACTTCCCGCGGCATGGTGAAGCAACTCTACATTCTCGACCCGGCTCGGGTTAAGCCGCTGGTCGCAACGAGCGGTGACGTATTCTACGAGTTGTCCGTCGATCACTTGTCCGGGTTGATTGACACCGTGACGGTGCCAGCGTCGGAGATAATCCACGACCGGTGGAATTGCCTGTGGCATCCGCTGGTCGGAATCAGCCCGCTCTATGCGTGCGCGCTGTCGGCTACTCAAGGACGGAAGATCCAGAACAACAGCACGACGTTCTTCAATAACGCTAGCCGCCCGTCCGGCATCCTGGTGGCGCCGGGAGCAATCAGCGATGAGAACGCGGCCATCATGAAAGCGCGCTGGGAGGAAAACTACAGCGCCGGGAATTCCGGCCGCACGGCGGTTCTCGGCAATGGATTGAAATATGAATCCATGTCCGTGCCGGCGCAAGAGGCGCAATTGATCGAGCAGTTGAAGTGGACGGTCGAGGACGTGGCGCGATGCTTCCACATGCCGCTATTCAAGGTCGGCGGTGACGTTCCGGCCGGCAGCACGATTGAGGCGCTGAACCTCATGTATTACTCAGACTGCCTGCAAGCGTTGATCGAGGCGGCTGAGATTTGCATGGATGAAGGTCTGGAATTCAAGGATAGCCAGCGCTATTACACCGAATTCGATCTGGACGGCCTGCTACGGATGGATCAGGTGGCGCAAGTGAAGATGCTGGCCGAGAGCGTGAAGGGCGGAATCCGTTCACCGGACGAAGCGCGCGAGAAGTTGAACCTGCCGCCGGTTGCTGGCGGCGATTCCGTCTATCTGCAGCAGCAGAATTACAGCACCGCCGCGCTTGCGAAGCGCGACGCGAAGGATGATCCGTTCGAGACGGCGCCCAAAGCTGCATCGCCGGCACGCACCGCCGCGAACGATGACGAGATGCAGGCGGCGGCGCTCGCCAATGCGTTCATCAAGGGGCTGGAGACCGATCGTGTTACCGCGTGACTTGCTGCGCAACGTGTCGGCGCTGGCGCCACGTAAGCGCGTGACGGTGCGCGTTTCCGGGATCATTTACGGGCTTCCGGCCGAGCCGCCGCCGCAGCCGGAAGTTGTGCCGGATGCCATCGAGGCTGCGTCCGCGAAACTGCTGGAAAGCGACGCCCAGACGCGAGCGCTGATTGAGTCATTCGGCCCGAAGTTGAGCGAGGCGCTGGAGAGCATTGGCGAAGTCGTGGCGACGGTCGCGGAAGGTCAGGCGGAGATCGTGCAGAGCGTCAGGGAGAACACTCGCACGCTCCATCTTCCCGTAAAACCGGTGCTCGACAAGACCGGGAAGCTCATAGAGGCGCGACGGGTGCAAGAGTGAATATAAACTTCACTCCATTGCGCGAGTTTTTCTCCCAGGAGTTCAAGAGTTATTACTTGCCGGGGCTTATCTACACTGCACGTCCAGAGGATAAGAAATTGCTCTCGCTTCTTCCGGCGTGGCTTTCCGATGGCAAGGTGATTCTGGGAACTCCGGCTGCACCGTTACCTGGGATAGTTACAACATTCGCACATTGATGATACTGGCAACCTGATGGAAAACAAGATCGAAGCGATTGCGGCGGGCATGGTTGAGGCCGTGAAGTCTGCGATTGCGCGCTCGGAGTCCGGAATATCCAAACGGCTGGAGGAATTGGACGCGAGAATAAAGGCTGTGCCTGCCGGCCCGAAGGGTGACAAGGGTGATCCTGGTGAATCGCTGAAGGGAGAGAAGGGCGACAAGGGCGATTCGGTGAAGGGAGATAAAGGCGACCCTGGCGCAAAGGGTGACAGTGGGGAAGCGGCCAAGATTGATTACCAACGCATCGCGTCCGAGATCGCGGCGCGCGTGAAACTCGCCGTAGACGAGATTCCGAGGCCGAAGGATGGGGTTCCGGGGAAGGACGGCGTTGGCACGAAGGGCGACGCTGGCGATTCGGGGCGAGACGCTGCGGAGCTTGATATTCTGCCAAGCATTGACGAGGGGAAGTCCTATCGTCGCGGCACCTGGGCAAGCCACAACGGCGGGCTAATCCGTTCGGCGCGGCAGACGGATGCGGTGAAGGACGGAGACATAGTGGCTGCCGGCTGGGTCGTGATGGTGGAGGGCATTGCCGCTGTTGTAGTGACGCAGGGCGATGATCCGCGCGTGATTGATATTGCCGCGATGCTGACGAGCGGCGCTAAAGCGATGTCCACGTTCTCGGTTCCGATGGTCATAGACAGGGGCGTATGGCGCGAAGGTCAGCACGAAAAAGGCGATCACGTTACCTGGGACGGCAGCGGGTGGATTGCGCAGAAGGCGACGACGGACAAGCCCGGCACTTCTGATGCGTGGAGGCTCAGCACGAAGCGGGGGCGGGATGGGAAAAATTTTGACTCCCCGCCCGCAGCGCTTGTGCCGGTGCGTCTGAAGTGAATCTTGAACTGACACATCGGGATCGGCAGACGATGGACTTGTTGATCGACGAGGACAAGCGCGATAAGGACGTTGCCGTGTTGCTGGGAGTCAAGCGCCGCACGATAACGCATCGCATCTGGGTCGTGTGCAACAAGTTCGGAGTAGACACGCGGGTAAGGGCTGCGGTGCTCTATGACCGCATGAGGCGCTGATGGCTCTTCGCACACTCTTTACCAGACAGCGCCTCGCTATCGCCGCGACAGCGGGGCGCGTCGTGCTGCCGCCGCTGGTGATCCTGCCGCAGACCTCGATTATCGAAGTTCGCATCCCCCGGCCTACGACACTTACTCCGAGAGCCTTCGGCGGAGCCGCCCGGATAAAAGTCGCCATCATCGTTACGATCAACGGTGAGGAATTCCGATGCGACGGCGGCACGACCGGAGGCATCAGAAACAGTTTTGCGGGCGGCGAGATTCCGGAATACGTCCTACGCTACGGGTTGCCGTATGGATTCTTCGATGTTAAATCCGGGTTCCCCGTGCGTCTCGGGGAGCGGGCGGTAACGTCGTATGAAGCCAGAGTAGAGATTACTTCCCGCGACGGGTCGATTGATTCCGAGATTCAGGTTTTTGGGTTTGATGCGCCTGCTCCGCTGGATGCCTTTCACAGTTCAGTCGCTTTTGACGCCGCGACTCAGGCTGAAGAATTGAGCGGTGACGGCGTTCTGTCGTGGTCGCACACGGCGACGGGAGCGAACCTCGGCGTATTCGTCGGGGTAGGAAATAACGGCGCAACGCCTCGTGCGCAGACCAGCACGACCTACGGCAGCACGGGAATGAATCTGCTGTGGGATACGGTGCCATTCGGAACCTTTAACGGCAATGCCGGCTATAACTTCCCCGGCGGTTCGACCGTCCCCACCGGCTCGCAGACGATTACGAACACGTTGAACGGAACCGGCGACGAGCACCGGGCCGGTGCCATATCAATGACCGGAGTGGACCAAACCACTCCAGCAGGAACGCCCAACACCGCCACCGGAAACAGCACGACCGCGACGGTCACGGTTGCCAGCGTCGGGGCAAACGATATGGTCGTCGCCAGTTGTTCGGGCGGGTGGCTCGGCGCAACTCCCGGAGCGAACGAAACGGAGCGCTACGACGAAACTTCCCCTGCCGGCACCTTTACCGCTGGCACAACGCAGCTAGGCTCTGACGGCGGTGTGATGACGATGACCCGGACTGCCGCAGGCTTCGATACGAATTGGGGCATTGGTGGCGTGGCGTTCAAGCCAGCGGCGGCTGGGGGCGCCAGTATCGTCCCCGTGCTGATGGCGCAATATAGGCGGAGATGGGCATGAATTTCCTACGCCAGAATACGGCGGTAGTGGTGACGGTCGGGCCGTTCTATGACAAGACGGACGGCGTGACAATCGAAACGGCGCTCACGATAACGAATGAGCGCATCACGCTGATTGCCGATACGGATGACAATCTGCATCCGGTGGTGATTCTGGATAACCTGACGGGTGCAGCGTCTGGAACGTCGAACGATTTGAACTACGTCCAGGTTCCCGGCTCGCCGAGCTTGAACAACTCTGCCGGCCTGATGCGACTGGAACTGACGGCCGCGAACACCAACCGCGTTGGACGCATGCGTTTGTCGATCACCGATGCGGCGAATCACGTCCCGGTATTTGAAACATATTTCGTCCTGCCGCAAGCGATCTACGATTGGCTGACCGGCGTTATCGTTCCGCTGCCGGCGAACGTAACGACATGGAACGGTTCCGCAGTCGCGACGCCCAATGTTTCAGGCGTTCCAAAGGTTGACGTAACGCATCTGCTCGGCACGGCATGGTTGACGCCGGGCACGGCCGGCACGCCAGATGTCAATGTGAAGCTGTGGAATGGACTGACCACCGTTGCGCTGCCGCTGGTGCCCACGACGGCGGGGCGCACGCTTGATGTATCGACGGGCGGCGAGGCGGGATTGGATTGGGCGAACATAGGTTCCCCGACCACCGCACAGAATTTGAGCGCCACGAACATCGACATCGATCAAGTCGTGGCGAGTGTGTCGGGTGCCGTTGGCTCGGTGACTGGCGCGGTTGGGAGCGTCACGGGGAACGTTACGGGCAGCATCGGCAGCCTCGCCGCGCAAGCAAAGGCGGACGTGAACGCGGAAGTGGTGGATGCCTTGGCTACAGACACCTACGCCGAGCCGGCGCAAGGCGCGCCTGGCGCTACGGTTTCGCTCGCCTCGAAGATCGGCTTCCTATACAAAAACTGGCGCAACAAAAAGACGCAGACCTCGACGACATTCAGTCTGTTCAACGACGATGCCGCGACCGTCGATCATAAGAGCACGGTATCGGACGATGCGACTACAGCGACACGCGGGGAAATAGCGACGGGACCATAATGGCCATAGATACTGCAGCGAAACGGCTGAGCATCATGGACATGGATGAATCGACCATGCCGGGGATGCCCGCGCCCGATGGGGCCATAACGCAAGGCGACCGGCAGCATTTCCTGTGGCTCTATAGCGGAATCCTGGCAGCGGGTGGCGCGACGGCGTTCCCGTGGATCTATTACCAGATGCAAAGGAACCGATAGATGCCCGGCTTCCTGAGACAATCCACTGCATCGCAGTCGCGCGCGCTGGGGCCGTTCGTGGATGACACGGATTTCAAGACGGCGGAAACCGCTTTGACGATCAACAACACCGATATCAAATTGATCGTGAATGGGGCTGCATCGGCGAACAAGAACTCGGGCGGGGGCACGCATCGGGCGAACGGCGTTTACGGCGTGACGTTCGACGCGACGGATACCGCGACGGTTGGGGAGATGCAAGTTAGCGTGTTGGTCGCCGGCGCGCTGCTGGTGTTCGACAAGTTCACGATTCTGGAGGAAGCCGTTTACGATGCGCTGCTCGCTGCGGCTGCTCCGGGGTATGGCGTCGCGCAAACCGGCGACAGCTTTGCGCGCATCGGCGCGGCGGGCGCGGGGCTCACGGCGATAGACCTTCCCGACCAGACGATGAATATCACTGGAAACATTACCGGCAACCTCTCGGGGAGCGTGGGGAGTGTGACGGCTGACGTTGGCATCACGCAGGCGGGCGCTGACAAGGTATGGGCGAGCGCTGCGCGCACATTGACGAGCTTCGGCACGCTCGTTGCCGATGTGGCGACGGCGGTGTGGGGGGCGGCGACGCGGTTACTCACGGCGGGCACGAACATCGTGCTGGCGAAGGGTGTGGGCGTGACCGGATTCAACGATCCGACCGTAGGCGCGATTGCCGATCAGGTATGGGACGAGGCGTTGAGCGGGCACGCAATAGCGGGATCAACCGGTGCCGCGCTCTCCGCTGCAGGTTCGGCGGGCGATCCGTGGATAACCGCGCTGCCGGGCGCCTACGTGGCGGGCACCGCTGGCTACATCATCGGGCACATGACGGGCAGCATTGCGGGCGCCGGCGCGATTACCTGGACCTATACGCTGACCAATTCAAGCAGCGGCCTGCCGATTGCCGATGCAAACGTGTGGGTATCGAGCGATGCGGCGGGATTGAATATACTGGCATCCGGCGTGACTGATCAGAGCGGCGTCGTTACATTCTTCCTGGATGCCGGCACGGTCTATGTCTGGCGTCAAAAGAGTGGCTTCAATTTCCAGAATCCCGATAGCGAGGTGGTAGCGTGAGCGGCGGCACTGGCACTGGCACCCCGGCGGTTGCATCCACTTCGCAGACCGTTGCGACGCTGACCGGCGCGCCGTTCCTGCTCGAGCGCATCAGCGAGCCGGTGGCGGAACCGGTGACGCTGGCAGAGGCGAAGATTCACTTGCGCACCTTTGCGAGCGATACATCAGAGGATAACCTGATATCGCAACTCATCACGTCCGCCCGTCAGTGGGCCGAAGAATACACGGGCCGCGCATTGGTCGATCAGCAGTGGCGCGTGACGGTCAACGGGCGCAGTCCTTCCGTGATCGAACCTGCGCCGGCGTGGGGCAACGTTCCGGCGTTCAGTGCCGCAGGGTGGGGCTGGTGGCAGCGGCACCATGAAATTCTGCTGCGGAAGTCTCCGGTCATTGCTTTGACACTATTCGTCACGGCGGATTCAACGGGCGCGGAGACGACGGTTGACGCCGCGACTTACGCACTGACGGAGCCGGACTCCCGGCAGCCGCGCATCCTGCCGCTCGATGGCTCCACGTGGAACAATGCGGCGCTAAAGGTGGAGTTTCGTGCGGGCTACGCCACCATTGCCGGCAGCCCCGTGCTGGCTTCAGACCTGGCCGCAATCCCGGCGCGCTTCAAGCAGGCCATCCTGCTGCATGCCGAAGCGCATTACGACCGCGATGAGCGGATGATGCAGACATTGCTGACCGCAGCGGAAAACCTGCTGAAGCCGGAACGCATCGAACTGTCGATGGCATAAGGTGGCAAGATGAAATTCCTGAGTGCGTTTCTGGATTGGTTATTCCCATCGCGCATGAAGGTCGAGCAGGACAGATGGGCGAAGCTGCCGCCGCCGTCTGCGATTCTTACGTGTGAAGGAAAACTCTTTCCAGAGCAGATCGAAAAGCTGAAAGCCGAGTGGTATAACCATTACGTCGGAAAGTGATTCTCCGCAGGCTTCAGAATTCCCGCTTCAGTGTTGTGCAGCCCGAATGGAAGGGCTGCGCCGCGGTTGTCATTGGCGGCGGGCCATCGCTCACTCAGGAGCAAGTGGCAACGGTTTATACAGCGCATTGTCTGGATAACGTGCGCGTGATCGCGGTCAACGACGCCTACCTGTGGGCGCCGTGGGCGGATGTGAGTTTCTTCGCGGACGCCAGCTGGTGGACGCAGCACCATGCAGGCGTTGCGAAGCCGATGCTCCGGCTATCCGCAGAACACATTCGCGCACGCTTTGCCGCGTTCTGCGGCCAGAAGTGCAGTATCGAATCGCAGGTTGGGAACATCACTGACGACGCGGTGCATATCCTTCGCAATGCGCGCACGGATCCAAAAGGAATAGGCATACATGCAATGGGGTTGTCGCTCGACCCTGGCGCGCTGATTACCGGCAGGAATAGCGGCTGGCAGGCGACGAATCTGGCGGTTTTGGCGGGTGCAAACCCGATCATTTTACTCGGGATTGATGCGCAGATTGCCAAGGATGGCCGCACGCATTGGAGTGGCGGGCACCGCGAACCGACCGCGCAGGAATGCTACGAGTGGTATAAGCGGTCCTTTCACGCGGCGGAGACGGAACTGAAAGCGGCGGGCGTGACGGTCATAAATTGCAGCCCGCATTCGGCCGTGGATGCGTTTCCGAAAATGGATATTGCGGAGGCGCTGGCGACTTGCGGTATAGTAGCGGCACCCGCCGAGGCGTAAACCCCGGCGGGCACCTGATCACCACCGCAGCAGGGGAGACTGGCGGCAATGACTGGCGGCATTCTAACAAGGCGGTCGTGGAATTTGACGCGCGCCGAAGTTCACTACAGACATCAGTCGTTCAGCGCCGGCCTGCGCGCCGCCGGTTTCGAGGTTTGCGGCGGCGCACCAATCGGGGCGCCCGGTAACGTCCTATTGATCTGGAATCGGTATAGCGACAGGCACGATCTGGCCTGCCGCTTTGAGGCTGGCGGCGGGACGGTGCTGGTAGCCGAAAACGGCTACATCGGGCCGGGAGGGGTATCCCCCCACCACATGACGCCACGCTGTATCTATGCCCTGACCCGCAGTTACCACAACGACCACGGGGTAGTGTGGCAGGGCGCAGACGACCGCTGGACGCCGCTTAACGTCACCACGCAGCCCTGGCGGGCATCCGGGCGGCATATCCTGGTTTGCCCCAATCGGCCATTTGGCACCCCCGGCAGGGCCATGCCCCATAATTGGGCGCAGGACGTGGCAGGTAGGCTCGGCAAGTTGACGGGGCGGGAGATTCGGATTCGGCCACATCCCGGCAACGTGCCACCGATAAAGCCGCTGGCTCATGATCTATTCGGCGCATGGGCGTGCGTTATCTGGTCGAGCTCCGCCGGGGTGCATGCTCTGGTAGCCGGTATCCCGGTGATCTGCGAGGCGCCTTTCTGGATAGGCCGGACGGCCACAAGCCATTCCATTCAGGAAATCGACAAACCCTACATGCTCGAACGAACCACGACGTTACAACGTATCGCTCACGCTCAATTCCACGTTGACGAGATCGCCGCCGGCGAACCATTCAGGCGGTTGCTGACGTGAGACGCGGATGGTTCGATAAGCCCGGCGTGTGGGTGGGCGATCGCACGCTCGCCGAGCAGATGCTTGGCCTTGAGCATGCAGCAGCCGAGGCGGTCGGCAAGACGGTGCTTGATCTTGGTTGCGCGGAGGGGCTGATAGCTCGCGAGTTTCTGAACGTAGGGGCGGTGCATGTCGTCGGGCTGGATAATAACTTTGACATGATTCAATGCGCCGAAGGGCTTGGGTTGAATCCGCTTAGTGCGAAGTTCCGGTTTCACAACATCAACGAAATCGGTCCAGATGAAGAACGGGAATGCCACGCCGATATCGTTCTGGCGCTCGCCGTATTCCACAAGTTACGCGACCCGGCGGTATCGGTGCGGGAGTGGTCACGCTTCGCCGGCACACTGCTGGTTATCCGGCTACCGAAAGGTTCAACAGGCGAGATTCGCAGCAAGCACTGGAAGCACAACACGGCGAATGTTCCGGTGGTGCTGGATAAGAGCGGTTTCGATCTTGAGCGCGCGTCGCCGGGTCCGCGCGGCGAACTGGTTCACTATTACCGGAGGCGGCTTGGGAATCGGGGATAGCATCATGGAGTCGGGCCATGCGCGCGTCGCGCAGCGCACCGATCCGCGCAAGGTCCGCATCATGTATCAGGGGCGGCACGCCTGGGATGAAATCTGGCGCAACAATCCGCGCATCGCAACACTGGACGAGGAGGGCGATTTTCAACTGCTCTACGCGAAGCACCCGCGCACCAACATGCGCGCCTATCACACCGCCAAGGCGCCTACCCGCTGGACGTATAACCTGGATTTCCGTCCCGAAGTGGGCGAGATATATCTCACCGAAGCGGAGCGGGCCTTCGGTGCGCAGCATGCCGGGCGGGTTATCATAGAGCCGCATATCAAGGCGGGAGCGAGTCCGAACAAGCAATGGGGCTGGGCGCGGTGGAACAAGCTCGCTTGGCTACTATCCGGCGCGGGAATTCGCGTCACGCAATTGGGACCGAACACAACGGAGTTGCTCGATGGGGCTGACTTCATTGCTACGCCGACGTTCAGGATGGCGGCTGCGGTATTGGCAACAGCGCATGCAGCTTGCCTACCGGAAGGCGCAACTCACCATGCGGCTGCCGCGCTGGGCATCCCGGCCGTCGTCATCTTCGGCGGTTACATTGCTGTCGAGACAACGGGCTATTCGATACACAGGAATTTGGGCGTGAGCGTGGGCGAAGCGTGTGGGATGCGGCTGCCGTGCAAGCACTGCGCGGTCGAGATGGCGAAGATTACGCCGGAGCGAGTGTTTACGGAGATGATGGAAATCATCGGATGAAAATCTCCATCCTGTGCCCTTCACGCGGGCGCCCCGACCGGTTCAATGCGATGCGGGCGAGCGCGTGGGCTCGTGCGGACAATCCAGATGAGGTAAGTATCAAGCTGGCGCTCGATGCGGACGATCCGACTTTCAATAGCTACCCGCCACCGGAGCACACCCAGCACTTTCGCACCCCGCCCGCGTGCCTGTTGAACGCGTTGGCGCACAAGGCAGACGGCGATATTCTGATGGCGGCATCGGACGATATCCTGTTCCGCACACAGGGATGGGACACGAAGGTTCGGGCGGTAGCGGCGCGGTTTCCTGATGGGCTTTTCATCGCATCTCCCATGAACGGTGACAGCAGGCGGCGCGTAAACCACTGGTTCACCGGACGGCAGTGGCTGAAGGTATTCGGCTGGATGGCGCCCGCGCACTTCGAGCACTTCTGCGAGGATGAATGGGTGCAGGCAGTTGCCGAGGCCGCCGGGCGCCTCGTTTACATGGACGACGTTCTAATCGAGCACATGCACGCTAAATATGGCAAGGGTGCGAACGACGAGGGCTACAAATCGAAGCGGCAGAGGGGCGCTGATGGTAGTAGCATGAGCGCACGGGATATCGCCAAATTCAACCAGTTAGCGCCGGCGTTGGCTCGGGATAAGGATATGCTGCGGAAGGCGATTGGATGATGTGGACTGATCTGCTCCAGATCGGGGCCGCTCCCGATCGTAAAGCCTATTTTCAACACTACCGCAGAAAGAACAAGAAACACATTCGCGGCGTTCGCCGCAGATACTACCTGATGAATCGTTCGCGCATACTGAAGAAGCACGCAGAGTGGCAACGGGCTGACCCGGCGCGCCATGCCGCGAGGATGCGCAGATGGCGCGCCAAAAGAAAGGCAGCATGAAGCGCGTCTATCTGAACGAATACAACATCCGGATGGAGAAGTCGGCCTACCTGCCGATTGCCACAGGGCTGCTGCGCGCGTTCGCGGAGACTGCGGCAGATGTGCGCGACAATTACACGTTCGCGCCGTTCAACTATCACATGGATTCGCTCGTCAATATCATGAGCGGATACGATGCGCCGGACGTGGCCGCGTTCTCCGTCTCGATGTGGAACGAGCAGTTGAATCTGGCGGTGGCCGCAGAAGTAAAGCGCCGCTGGCCATACTGCTTGATCGTGATGGGTGGACCGCAAGTGCCGCAGCACCCGCAGGAATATTTCAAGCGTTACCCGTTCCTCGACGTCGCGGTGCGCGCCGAGGGGGAGGAAGCGTTCACGAAGATCCTGCTGCGCAATCTTGAGTCCAGAAACTTCGACGGTCTGACCGGGGTTTCCTATCGCAAGGATGGCGAGTGCATCCGCAATACGGTGGAGTCGCACCAGCCGAAAGACCTGGATATGTATCCGTCTCCCTACCTCGAAGGGCTATTCGATGGCGTGATGCAGGATGCCGAACGGCGCGGGATGGGAATGCAGGCCATCATCGAAACCAACAGGGGTTGTCCCTTCCCTTGTTCTTTCTGCTATTGGGGCCAAGGTGGCCTCTCGCGCAAGTATCGCTTTCACGGCGTCGAGCGCGTGAAGCAAGAGATTGAATGGGCGGCGCGCAATAAAATCCGCTACCTGTTCAACGCGGATTCCAACTTCGGCATGCACAAGCGCGACGAAGAGATCGCGCAGATACTGGTGGACGTGAAGCGCGAGTATGGATTCCCTGAGAAGTTCCGGACCTGTTTCGGCAAGAACGCAGACGAGCGTATCTACGAGATTGCGAAGAAGCTGCACGGCGCCGATCTGGAAAAAGGCATCACGCTCGCGCTGCAATCGAACAATAAAGAGGTTCTCAAGAATATCCAGCGCCAGAACATCAAGTTGGAAACCTACAAGAATCTGCAAGTGAAGTTCAACGATGCGCATGTGCCGGTGTATTCGGAACTCATCCTTGGCATGCCCGGCGAGACGCTCGAAACCTGGAAAGAGGGCATCGAGGCGATGCTGTCCGCCGGTCTCAAGAATCAGCTATTCATCTACCTCTGCCAGATTTTCCCGAACACCGAGATGGCCGACCCGGAGTATCAGAAGCGGTTCGGCATCGTTACGCAGCGCATCGAATTGAACGAGATTCACGGCGCCATCAGGACGCCTGATCTCACGACGGAATACGAGGATGTGATCGTCACGACCAACGCGATGCCGCTTGTGATGTGGCGCGACATGGTGTTGTTCTCGTGGCTGACGATGGTGATGCACTCGTTGAAGGTAATGTTTTTCGTGACACTCTATCTGGCGCATCGGCACAAGAAACCGTTTACCGACTTCATCGCCTTCATGATGAAATACGGTGACCGATTCCCGCACATCGCGTCCGAGTTGCGCGAGTTCAATTCACAGATCGACAGGCTGCTGGCGGGGCAGGGGCGCGGACGCAAGGTGGAGGGTTATGCGCCCATCTATTGGGACGAGGAAGAGGCGAGTTTCCTACGCATCGCGGAGCAGGTCGATCCGTTCTACGAGGAAATGCTCGACCTGACTCGCTCATATCTGGAGTGCAACGACATCGCGCACGACGAAGCGGAACTGCGGGAGGTGATTACCTACCAGCGTCTGCGCATCCCGACCGCCCAGGACGAAGCGTTGCGCGTGCATGTATTCAACCAGAATGTCCCGGAGTATTTCGACCGGTTGCTAACGTCCATACCGGTGGAGTTGCGCGAGAGCATGCAGACCATGACGATTCACTCCCGCCAGTTTCCAGACAAGGGGCGCTTCGCGGTTGAGACGCTGATGTGGGGCCGCAAGAGCGGAACAATAATGACGAAGGTGGAATGGAAAGAACTCGAAAGGATAGCTGCGTGAAAGCCTTATTCATCACAACAACAACGAACGAAACCTGCAAGCACTACGAATCCTTTCTGAGTCTCCCCGGTTCCGAGGTCGAGCTCTACGTCTACCGAAACGGCAAGCCAAAGGGTAGTCGCGAACCATTCATCACCGGAGACGCGCTCGATAGCGAGATATACGCTGCCGCAAAAGCCTACGCTCCGCACATCATTGTTTATATCGGCGCGTGCGGCGGCAACGTGCCAAGCATCGCGTTGTTCAAGAGGTTGGCAACGCAGATTGCGCCGATTGTCCACTTCTGCTCTGACGCCTCGGATGATCCGTGGTGGCCGTGGCTGCTTGAATACGAAAAGGCGCGCTGCTTCAATGTTCAGGTTGCGCTGGACGGCAGCAAGAACTGGCCTCTAAATGGTTCGGGGTTGTCCGCGTTGACAGTCGTAGACCCTGGCTTTTTCAAGAACGGCGGGCGGCGCCATACCGAACGCACCATGCCGTTTGGCTTTGCCGGCAATGTGACGGGCGGGCGCAATTCACTGATCAAGCAACTGATGGCGACGGGGCTAAACGTGAGGGTGCGCGACACCGGCCCAACGAGCTATCCGGGCTTCGCTGAATATCTGTGCCAGTGCAAGGTGACGGTCAACTTTCCGTGGACCGGATCGGGCCGGCACATGCACGTCAAGGGGCGCGTGCTGGAATCCGCCTTCGCTGGTGTGTTGTTGCTCGAGCAGCGCGCTGCCCCGACGAAGGAATGGTTTACCCCTGGAGTCGATTACATTGAATACGATGATGCCGCGAGCGCGAAGAAACTGGCGGACCATTACGCCGCGCATCCGGAGGAATCGCAGCCCATCGCGGACAGCCTTGCGCGGAGGGTGCGCGCCGAGCATGGGCCGGTGCAGTTCTGGGGCAGAGTGTTCAAGCGCATTGGTCTTGAGGCGCCTGCATGAGAGCGTTGATCACCGGCATCCATGGCGCGGCGGCGCACTACCTGCGCGAGTATCTGATCGAGCACGGTGATGAGGTTCATGGCATCGGGCGTCCGCAAGTCGAATTGACCGATTACGCGCAGGTCGTAACCGAGTTACGGGCGATTGCGCCAGAGGTGATCTACCATTTGGCTGCCGATGCTGATGTGCTGGCTTCATTCGAGGATGGCGGGCGAACACTCAGGAACAATATCGACGGGGCGTTTAATGTCCTGGAGGCTGCGCGGAATCTTTCCAAGCAGCCCGTTGTGCAAATCTGTTCGACATCCGAAGTTTACGGTGATCCGGAGTTATCGCCAGCCGGGGAAACATGGCCGCTTGTGCCATCCAATCCCTATGCCGTCAGCAAGACGGCGCAGGATCTGCTCGGGCAGATGTATGCCAAATGCTATGGCATGCGCGTTGTCATTACCCGCGCGTTTGGCTATGTCAACCCGCGCCGGCGCGACCTGTGCCTGTCGAGTTTTGCGAGTCAGATTGTCGCCATAGAGCGCGGCTTGCAGGACGTATTGAAACACGGGAACCTTGATTCCGTCCGCACGTTTTGCGATACACGCGATATTGCGCGCGCCTATGCTTTCGCTGCCGATCTGCAGGGCGTTTACAACATCGGATCTGAGGCTGAGATATCCATCTGGCAATGTCTGGAAATACTCAAGGGCATGGCGCATCGCCCGATCAGGACCGAGCCCGATCCGAAACTGATGCGACCGCTCGACATCAAGCGCTGCGTGCCGGACTGCACGAAGTTTCGCATGGCGACGGGCTGGGAGCCGGTGATCCCGCTGGAGGATTCCCTGCGCTGGCTGCTCAATTACTACCGGATGACGCCGACATGATTACGGTCGCATGCGTCAACGTCGGAAACTACCTCGGGCATGGCGAGGAATATGTGGATAAGCTGTGCAAGATGGTCGCGTGCAATCTCTCGTTCTCGCATCAATTCGTCTGCATCAGAGAATCCGATAAGCCCGGCTGGTTTGCGAAGTGCGACCTGTTCAGGCCGGGACGCTTCAGCGGGCGCGTGCTCTATCTCGATCTGGATACGTTGGTGGTCGGTTCCCTTGACCGCCTTGTGCTGAACAAGGGAATCCTGCATCTGCGCTATTGGGGCTGGAAGCGCAACGACTACGGCAGCGGCGTGATGGTGTGGGATGCTGGCGAGCATGAGGAAATCTTCGCACTCTACGATGAAACCGTGCCGCAGCGGTTTAAGGGTGACCAGGACTGGATACAGCACGTCAGCGAGTGGCCGGCATTGCCCACTGGCCTGAATGTCTCCTACCGTTACCATTGCAAGCGCGGGCCGGACGCAGGCGCGGCTACGGTATCATTTCACGGATCACCGAAACCCCATGAATTCCCGCCAGACCATTGGGTGACTAAAGCATGGAACTAGAGCCGGTCCACTACTTCATCCCCGTCAAGAACCGGCACCACGGCGAGGCGATAGCTACCGGATTCCGCGCCCGCAAGGTGGATGCGTGGCAGAAGAAACTGGAACCGAACGCGCTCCATCTGATTGGCGGTCTGCAGTTCGGTTCGCTCGAATTAATGCAGCAGGTTCGCAATACTTCAGAGCCGTATATCTTTTTCGACCGCGCCTATTTCAGTGGCGGACCTGGGACTAACCGGCTGCGCGCTACCCGCAACGCTTACCAGCAAAACTGGATACGTCCAAGTTCTCCAGATCGTTTCAGGAAAACGGGGATTGAACTAAAACCGTGGCGCAAGGATGGGCGGCACATCATGCTCGTGCCGCCGGGCGAAGCGATAGCAGCGTTGTTCGACTTCGGCCCGCTATTCGCACAGATGCGTGAACGTCTGATGCAGTTCGGCCGCCCGGTCATGGTCAGCGTTAAAGGTGATGCGCGCCCACTGTCGCAGCGCCTGCGAGATTGTTGGTGCGTGGTAACATGGACGAGCAACGTGGCGGTCGAAGCTATTTGCGCTGGCGTGCCGGCTTTTGTTTCCAACTACAGCGCGGCGGCGCCGGTGGCGGGAATGCTCGAATCAATGGAATGGCAGATGGAATCACCGAAGATGCCGGAGCGTGAGGCGTGGGCGAATAGCCTAGCATACGGAGAGTTCAGCGTGTCCGAGATAGAAAGCGGCTACGCTCGGTCCGTTATCATGCAGGACGCTCGGCCATGACCAGCGCGGGGCGGATGAACCGCCAGATAACTATTGAGCGGAAGTCCGTCACGCAAGACGCGGTATTCGGGACCGAGGTTGTAACGTGGATTCCGCTGTCCACAGATCCCTCTAACCCTGCCGTTGGCGAGCGCTATTGGGCGGAAGTGCAGGACGCGCTGCCGAGCCGGTCGGAAGCGGTGACGCAAGGGCTGGCGGTAGCGCGCAACCAGACGCGTATCCGCTTCCGCTGGCGTGACGACGTGGATAACAGTATGCGCGTGACGGTGCATGGCGATACTGACGTGATATACCAGATTGTCGGCGGACCCGCTGAGATCGCGGGGCGCAAGGAAATGCTCGAAATCGTTTGCGAGAAGTTCTCAAGTTGATGGCTATCGATACTCACGTCAAAGGGCTGGCGGAACTGAACAAGTTCCTGCAAGAACTGCCGGTCAAGGTCGAGCGGAACATCCTGCGCGGTGCGTTGCGGGCGGGCATGAATCAGGTCAAGCCTGTAGCCGAACGAAACGCTGCCAAGTCAACGGGGTTGCTCGCTGCGGGGCTGAAGGTCGGCACCCGCGCACGCGGGCGCATCGTGATGGCGACCGTCAAGGCCACGGGGCCGCACGCCTATCTTGCGAAGTGGATAGAGTTCGGCACCAAGGCACACAACATCGCAGCCAAGAAGGGCGGATTCCTTTCGTTCATGAACGTGTTTGTGAAGTCAGTAGCGCATCCTGGAACGAAGCCGCACCCGTTCATGCGGCCGGCTTTGGACCAGCAAGCCAACGCTGCGGTATTTGCGGCGGCTGACTATATGCGCAACCGGCTAGCAACCAAGCACGGCATCGATACGGCTGGAATTGTGTTGGAGGGTGACGAGTGAGCGGGGTGGCCGTCATCCGTTACCTGCTGGCAAACAACGCCCCGGTCCTAGCCGTGGTGCCCGCAACCCGCATCACCGCCGGTGACCTGCCGATCAATACCACCATGCCCGCAATCGCCGTGACGCAGATCAGCGGCATGCCGCGCCTGACCATCGCCATGACGGAACCGAACCGGATCAATACTGACCGCGTGCAGGTATCCGCGCTGTTCAAGGGGCCGGCGGGAACGCCATCGGGGGCAGGGTATCCCGGCGTGGCCGCGCTCATGGTTCTTGTGCTGGCAGCCTGCCCAAACCAGAACGGCACGATCAACGGCGTGGCGGTAGATAGCATATTGCCGGACATCGAGGGCCCCGACCTTCAGGACGACGCTACCAACCTGTTCAGCAGGTCCAGAGACTTCATCGTGAAATGGCGTTCGGCGGCATAGGTGTATGATTACGCCAACAGCATCCCTTTTTGACAGGAGCGCACCATGAGCCGTGTAGAAACCGTAGCGGGAACCAGGCTATACGTCACGCCGCAGACGCCGACCACCTTCGACGCCGCAGGCTACGAGGGCACCGGAATGAATTGGGTGGAAATCGGGGAAATCACGGACGGCGGAGAGCATGGGCGGGAATACGCGCTCGTCACGCACCAGCCCATCGCATCACGCGGCACGCAGAAGTTCAAGGGGTCATTCAACGAGGGCAGCAAGACGCTGCAGCTCGCGCTGGACAACGACGATGCCGGGCAGGTCATCCTGCAAGCGGCGATGCTGTCCGACAACGACTACAGTTTCAAAGTGCTCTATCAAGGTCTGGACAAGGAATACTTCCAGGCCAAGGTGATGACGTTCAAGAAGGCCGCGACGAGCGTGGACTCCATTCGCAGCGCGAGCATGACGATCGAACTCACCACCAACAGCGCCGGCGTCGGCATCGTTTCCGTAACGGTGTAATCATGGACATTCGCAAGTTCGCAGTCGAGGAAACGAGCGTGCTGGCCTTGCACGATGCCTCCGATGCTCCGATGGTGGACGAAACTGGAGCACCGGTTACGGTGACGCTCTATGGGCCGGGGTCGAAGCCCTATGCTCGAGCGCAGGCCGCGCAGCAGAACCGGATGCTGGACAAGCTGAAGCGCAAGGGCAAGTCCGACCTTACCGCAGACGACAAGGCGCGCGAGCAGGCGGAATTCCTGGCCGGTTGCACCAAGGAGTTTTCCCCGAACCTCGAATACACCAACGGCGGCACGGAGAAGTTGAGCGGAGAGGCGTTGCATCGTGCGGTGTATGCCGACAACAGCATCGGCTTCATTGCCGAGCAGGTCGGGAAGTTTCTCGGAGAATGGGGTAATTTCACGAAGGGCTCGCCGAAGCCCTGAGCCCGTATGTGCGGGCATTGGCGTGGTGGCACGCGATACCGCAGCCGCCGCCTAGCAACCTGAAGGGCGCACCGAGGCAGCTGCCCGAAACCAGATCGAGGATTAAGAGGCTGAAAGATGGCGTCACTCCCGATCTGCCAGATATCCCTGCCGAGTATTCATTCCTCATTTCCTACCTGTTTGACGCTGGCCCGATCAGCCATGCCGCGCAGCGCGGGGTGCCGCTGACGTGGGCGGATCTCGAAGCGTGGCAGCGTGGCGCCGGGGTATCATTGCCGCCGTGGCAACTGCGGCTCATTCGTCATTTGTCGAGCGAGTATCTTTCCGAGTCCATGATTGCGGACGCGCACGATGCGCCGCCGCCGTGGGACCGGGAACCGGACCGAGACAAGATAGAGAAGCACATCAAGAAGCTATTCAGGAAATGACGTGGCGCTAGCGGGCACACTCGAAATCCAGATGTTCGCGGAGATATCGCGTCTCCGTGCGGACATGGAGAAGGCGACCGGCGTTGTCTCGAAGGCTACCAAGAACATAGAAAGTTCCGTTGAGACTGCCAAGAAGGCGCTCGGTCTGTTGGGCGTCGGCATCGGTGTCGGATTCTTCGCCACGCTCATCAAGGGCAGCATAGACGCGCAGGACAGACTTCTGGACCTGAGTAAGACGACCGGAATACTGGTCGAGGATTTGGCGGGGCTGAAGCTCGCTGCCAAGCAATCGGGCGGGGATCTGAACAGCATCGCGGAGAGCATCAATAAGCTATCCGTGAACATGGGGAAGGACTCGGAGAAGTTCCGCCAGTTGGGCGTCACCGCGAAAGACCCGCTCGAAGCGTTCAAGCAACTCGCTGACATTTACACGAAACTCCAAGACCCGCAGCAGCGCGCCGCCGTGATGGCGCAGGCGTTGGGGAAGGCGTGGGCAGGTGCCGCGCCGCTGCTCTCAGAAGGCAGCGCGAAGATTCAGGAGTTGGTGGACAAGGGAAAGGCGTTGTCCGGCGTCACCAAGGAATCCGCAGAGCAGGCTGACAAGTTCAACGACCAGATGACGGAGTTGAATGCCACGCTGGAAGGCACGCGGATGAAGGCCATCGGACCGCTGTTGCCGCAGATGAACGAAGTCGCCAAGGCGATGGGCGAGGCAGCGAGGGAGGGCGGTCTGCTGCTCGCGGTATGGGTGGCATTGGGCGGGTTGTTCGCCACCATATTCAATCTGAATCTTCCGAAGGCGATGCAGATTCAGAAGGAATTGATTGACCTGACCGGTGAGGCGGAAAAGCTCTCACGGTCTATCCAGTTCATGAACAGCAGCGTGAGTCCCGGTGCGCGAGAGCGGCAGCAGGACCAGCTTGCGATGATCAACGCTCGCATCGAGTTGCTGAAGAACGAGCAGCGGTTGCTGCAAGAGCCGCCGAAGCCAGCGGTGGGTGGAGACAAGGCGACCGAGGAAGCGGCTGCAAAGTTCCTCGGTGGTGACAAGGAAAAGGGCGACTCATTCCTTGCCAAGCAATTGCAGGAGGGCATGGACGAGGAAGCGAAGATCATGGCGGAAGCGTCGCAATTGTCGGACGACTTCCGGGCGAGAGAGCGGGATGAAGAAGAAAAGCAAACGCAGTTCCTGATTGATTTGAAGAACGCGGAGGCAGAAGAAGAAAGGCGGTTGCAACTAGAGAACGCGCAGATCATGGACGACTTCCGAGCCAAGGAGCGCGCCAGAGATGCTGCGCAGAAGGAGGAAATGTTCGGTCAGGCTCATACCTTCTTCGGTTCTCTTTCCAAGTTGATGGATACCGAATCGAAGAAGCAATTCAAAATCGGCAAGGCTGCGGCTCAGGCGGAAACGGCCATCAATACCTACAAAGCTGCGATGGCAGCTTATGGTGCGCTGGCGGGAATCCCCTACGTCGGTCCAGCGCTCGGAGCTGCTGCTGCAGCAGCCGTCATAATTGCCGGCGCGGCTCAGATCAGCAATATCGGTAGCACGCAGATAGGAGGCGGTCAGGGTGTCGGAACCTTCCCCATCAACCCGACCACTCAGCAGCCCATCGGAACACCGGGCGGTGACGTCGGGAATCGCGGTGGTCAGACCACGATCATCAACATGCCGCCCGGCCAGTTCTTCGACCGCAAAACGGTGCGCGGTCTGCTCGAAGGATTGAACGAGGAGTCGAACGATGGCTCCCGCATCATAGTGAACGAACGATGAACTATCAAGCACATTACGATCGGTTGATAGAGCGGGCGTGTAGCCGGACGCTCGCAGGATACGTCGAGCGTCACCATGTCGTTCCAAAGTGTCTCGGCGGTAGTAATGCGAAAGAGAACATTGTCGAGTTGACGGCTGAGGAACACTACGTTGCGCATCAGCTTCTAGTAAAGATGCATAAAGCACATGCAGGACTAGCTTACTCGGCGGTTCGCATGGGTAACAGAAAGTCAGGCAGGCGTTTGTATGGTTGGCTTCGAGAAAGATATGCGGCATCTAGGAGGGGTAAGAAGCGCTCTCCATTCTCGGCTGAACATATTGCCAATCTTACAGACGCGCTTCGCGGAAGAAAGATGCCGCCGCGCACCGCTGAACATCAATTGAAAATTGATTCTGCTCGGCGCGGCAAGAAACGCTCGCCAGAGTTAAACGCAAGAATGTCTGCCGTTCTGAGGGTTGCAATGGCAAGACCAGAGGTTAGGGCTAAGTTGTCAGCGGCCAAGATCGGAACCAAAGGTTCTAGATTGGGGGCGAAGAACTCTGTTGAACACCGAGCCAAAATATCACTAGCAATGAAAGGAAAGTCATCTCCACACAAAGGTAAGAAAGCAACCGCAGACAGTATAGCCAAGAATTCTTCTGCGCATCTTGGGCAGGTTGCATGGAACAAAGGAAAGAAGGCTACGCAGGAGATGATTGCAAAAAACTCCGCATCGCACATGGGGCAAGTGGCTTGGAATAAGGGTAGACGTTCGGAGAACGTAAGTTGATAATTTATCCTGCATCCTTCGTCCTAAGTTCTGCAGCCGCTGGCGAGCCGTTGACGCATACGCGCATCGGTTGGCAGACGTTCACCCGTGACGATGGCGTGATCGTTACCGCCAGCTCCGAGACGACGGCAGGCCCGGCTGATATGCCGCTGCAACCGTCCACTAATGGCTATTGGCAGGCGTCCGCGATGCCGGCCACATGGATGATCGACTTCGGCGCGACGCGCTCCATTGATTATGTCGGCATATCTGAGCACACCATCGGCAGCGAGGGCGCTGCGGTGACGGTGGAAACAAGCATGGGAGATTTCGTCGGCTCCCCGTCCATTCAATCATGGAGTGCTCTTGGAGGAAGTGTTTCCCCGGCGGACGATGCGCCGCTCATGTTTCTGGACGACGCACGCAACGCACGTTACATGCGGATTACTCTTACTGGCGTGACGCCACCGAAACTCTCTGCCATCTACGCGGGGCTGGCGCTTGCGATGCAGCGCGGTCCAGAGATGGGTTTCGGGCCGCCAACACTTTCACGGCGCACGGAACTGCATAACACGATGTCCCGCGGCGGACAATTCCTCGGGCAAGGCATCAAGACGATGGGCGTGGAATCGAGCATCTCATTTGCCCGTCTGCAGCAGGACTGGTATCGCTCGGACTTCGACCCGTTCGTTCGATCGGCTCGGCAATTCCCCTATTTCCTGGCGTGGAATCCAGAACAATATCCGCTCGAAGTCGCCTACGGCTGGACGCGAGAGGATATCCGTCCGTCCTACGCCGAATGGGATTTCTTCAGCGTTAGCTGGAACATCGAAGGCATCGGCAACGAGTAGACCGTGACTGATTACGGACGAGAAACTATTACGGTTATCGAGCTGGATGTTCCGCAATGCCAGCTTGAATACGGCACCACCAATGCCTTCGGAACCTGCCAAGCATCTCTGACACCGGTCGGTTCCCCGCCGATCGCTACGGGCGATCACAAGTGCTTCAATACCAGAGTCACCTGTCAGGACGCGGATAACTACAATCCCGCAACGCAGATCATCCGCTTCGCGCACCCGCAACGCGGGCTGTCGCAAAACTACGACAACGTATTCCCATCGCTCTCCGGTCCCGTGCAAACAACACCTGGGGCGATCAACCTCGGCGGCATGGACCGCAGCTTGTCAGCGCTCGGCGCCCGCGAAACGGTTCAGATGACGTTAGAGGATCACCAATGGAACGATCATCTGTTCGACAAGTATCGGCTTGAACGCATCAGCGGCGCGGCGCAGGCGCCCGCAGGTTCCCCGCCTGTATCTGAAACCTACAACCCGCTGGAGCGCGGGTCGTTTTGGGGAAAGTTCATTGCGCGCAATCCTTACCATTCCAATTACCGGGCCAGGGTTAAGCAGGGCTTCATGGGGCAGGCGCTGGACGACATGATGACCCGTAGCTATATCGTTGACCGCATCACGGGGCCGACGAATGGCAAAGTGCAGATGGTGCTGAAGGATTTATTCTCGCTGATCGAAGTCCGTAAGTCGGTAGCTCCCTTCGCTTCTCAGGGAGAATTGAGCGCGAACATAACCGGCACGCCAGCGAGCTTTACGCTGCTGCCGGTTGGCATCGGTAGCTTGACAGAAGAAGAGGGCGGTTACGCTTCGATTACCGCCGTTGCGTCCGGCTTCGTGGCAATCGGTGACGAGGTAATCGAGGTTACCCGTTCGGCCGATGTGTTCACCGTAGTGACCCGCGCCGCTTTGAACACTGAGCAGTCGGATCATGACTCCGAGGATCTGGTGCAGTTCGTGCTGACTTTCGACAGCGAATTAGCGCACGACATTATCTACACGCTTCTGACCGGATACGCGGAGATATTGCCAGCAGAGATTCCTAAAGCAACCTGGGACATCCTGGCTGCAACGATGGACGAACTCTATACAGCCCGCATCACGCAGCCCACGGCTGTGCGCGATCTGATCGGTGAATTGTGCGAGCAGGCGGGTTGCACGGTTTGGCCCGATCCTGAAACCGGATTGATCGAATTCCGTCCGCTTCGGCCAACCGCTTCTAGCACGGTTGTGAATGACCGTGATTGGATAGTGGATGGTTCTCTGGAAATGAAGCGACAGGACGCGAAGCGCGTATCTCGTTGCCTTGTCTACTACGGTCAGAAAAATCCAACAGTTGATCTTGAAGATGTTCGGAACTTCCGTTCGCGGGTGATAACGCCGGACCTGGACGCAGAGAGTTCCACTCAGTATGGCGTGCCAGCCATCAAGGTGGTGACGAGCCGCTGGATACCGCAGTTTTCAAGGCAAGTTGCCGCTGGCGTTGGTTCGCGCATAGTTGCGTTGTTCCGCGATCCTCCGCTTGAAGCGAGTTTCCGTATCCACATGAGCCGCGACGGGGAACTTGCGTTGGCGCAGCCGTTCCTGTTGCAAACTTTCGAGGCGCAGGACGACACGGGGGCGGAAGATCAGATATTGATGGAGCCGGTGGAGATTTCCCGCGACGAGAACGAAATATACCTGAAAGCGCAGGGCGTCACGTTCTTTACCGAGACGGATGATTCGGGCATCCGCACGATATTCCTAGACACTCCGGATATGTTCAACCTTAACCTGCGCACGATTCACGATCAAATCTACCAGCCGCCGGTCGGTGGTGAAGTGGTGAACGTGATTCTAGTTTCTGGATTTACGGTTGGGTCGGAGACTACAGCGCTACCTGCCATGCGCACCGGAAGCTGGCCTGCTGGCGTCACGCTTTCTCTCGTCACACTGGGCGGAAGGATACAAGGACGTGGCGGTGACCCCGGCTTATACACTGGAACAGGACCGCTATATCAGGATGCCGGTGCGGGTGGTGATGCAATTTTGGCAGAGGTGCCAATCTCCATAGATAACACTGGCGGGGAGATATTCTCTGGCGGTGGCGGTGGTGGTGTTAGCATAACCACTGGACCAACTTTCATATTTGCTGGAGGGGGAGGCGCCGGAACCGATCCCGGCTCTGCAGGGCAATCATACGACGGAATTATCGTTACGAACGGTGCTCCTGGAACTGCTGATGCAGGAGGGCTTGGAGGCGTGAGCGTCTTTGATTCAGCGCAGCATGGGGGTGACGGCGGCGGCCCTGGAATAGCAGGAGGAACTGGAACTGTTGCTGGGGAAAATCGCGCTGGTGGTGCTACGGGCAACTACATCACCGGCAACAGTTTCGTGACGTGGGTTGGAACCGGCGACCGGCGCGGTGGTGTAGCATAGGGGTCAACGTGAACTATTCGGCACATTATGATCGGCTGATTGCCCGCGCTCGTATCCGAGTTCTTACCGGATACCGAGAACTTCACCACGTTGTTCCTCGCTGCATGGGTGGCGGTGACGACAAAGCAAATCTCGTAGGACTTACGCCAGAGGAACACTACGTCGCGCATCAGTTGTTGGTGAAGATGCACAAGAGCAATATCGGGCTTGTGTGGGCCTCCGTTAACATGTCCTATCGCGCTGGACGGAACAAGGCTTACGGATGGTTGCGCCGCCGCCTTGCAAATGAAGTCTCAGAAATGAATAGAGGAAATAAGTATAGCGTTGGGCGAAAACATACGCCGGAACAGAGAGCCAGGAACTCTGCCGCGCGGATTGGTAAACCACTTCCGAGGGAACAGGTTGCCAAGATGGTTTTAGCGAATACTGGCCGCAAGATGTCAGCAGACCATAGAGCAAAGATGGAGCCTATCTGGGCGGCGCAACGCGGTCAAAAACGTAATATTCACTTTACCGCAGAAGCGCGCGCGAAGATATCTGCTACGCATAAAGGCAATACTCGTGCGCGAGGAAAGAAATTGCCGCCTCGTTCTGCTGAGTTTAGGTTGAAGATGCGAAATGCCAATCTCGGTAAGCGTCATTCAGCAGAGACTCGTGCCAAGATAAGCGCCATACAGGTAGGTAAGAAATTAACGGCAGAGCATCGCGCTAAGATTTCAGCCGGTATGCGTGGGAACCGAAATTGCATAGGAATTAAACAGTCACTAGAAACTCGTGCAAAAAGATCGGATACATTGCACCTACCGGATGTATATGCAAAACTGGTGGCCGCAAATACCGGCCGCGTTCCTTGGAATAAAGGTAAGACTTTCAAGAAGGAACAATAATGTCGTTAGCCGTATTCAACTCGGCAGCGTTCTTGACGGCAGGACAACTCGCCGTCGCCGCAAATGCCGTTATTGAAATTCGCAGGGAAGACACCAGCGCGCTTGCATCAATTTTTTCTAACGAAGCGGGAACGGCAGCCATCACCAACCCGTCCGCATTCGCGGACTCGAGCGGTCGGTTCACATTCTACGCAGCTGGCATACAACGCGGTTACAGCGTTCTCGTCACCAGTGGTGCTGAATCCTTCACGCTGCACAACGTGGCGATTGGGACTACCGGGCAGATAGATTGCAACGGCCTTACCAATCTCCCCGCTATTGCCGCAAAGGGAGATGCATGGCGCGGGACTGGCGCCAGCACCGTGGCAACGGAATCAGTTGGAGCAGCCGGAACCATACCGCAATCGCGCACCGCTGCAACGACCGGTGTCGCGTGGATATCACCGCTCACGAAACTTATACACGGCTTCGCCTATCGTCCATCGGTCGGCTCGCCCACGAACCTGAACGAGCTCGACATTGACGCTGGCGGGGCGATGGATGCAACCGGTGCCTATTGGATAGCAGTCTCCAGCGGATATGTAAAACAAATCGATGCAGCGTGGGCTGTTGGGACGAACCGCGGGAGCTTGGATACCGGTGCGGTAGGCAATTCTGATTACTACGTTTGGGCGATTGCTCGCTCGGATACTGGAGTAACAGACTTCCTGACTTCCCTATCGTCCACCGCCCCGACCATGCCTGCGAATTATGATTTCAAGAGACTGATCGGATGGTTTAAGCGCGCGGGCGGCACCATCGTCGCCTTCACCACGAAGGAGATCGAGGGCGGCGGGCTGCTACTGCTCTGGACGACGCCGACGCTGGACGTGAACCTCATTAACACTCTTACCACCGCCCGCAGAACGGATGCAGCGAAAGTGCCGCTCGGGTTTTCCGTCGACGCTATTCTGCGCATCGCTGTGGATGATGCCGCGTCTAACTTCTTCGCTTGGGTGGGCTGCCCCGACCACGCCGATGTCGCCCTAACGGGCGGGTTGGTGAACTCCAACTTTACCGTTGTTGCTGGGGTCAGCCAATACGTCGAGCGCACCATACCGACGAGCGCCGCCGGGCTGATCGCCGCAGAAGCTACCATCGCCACGGTCGACTCTTACGCATTTTCCACCGTGGGCTTTACCATGAGCAGGAGGAACTGATGTTTATCGGGCGCAGGCTCGACGGAACCATCTACGGCTGCTGGACTGTTAAGCAACCAGACGACGAGAATCACCAGCGGCAGGAAGAATTGCCGGATGATCACCCGGACGTTATTGCTTTCCTGGCGCCGCGGACGCCAGATCCGAGAATAGTGGCGGATGACAACGAGCGGGACGCCTGCAAAGCAGACGGTGCGCTGCTCACGCTCATCAACCAGACTCGCTCCGAGTGGGCTACATGGGCCGCAGCAAACTTCCCCACGCTTACCGCAGCGGAACGCACGCGCATCGGCATCATTTGCTGGATGCTCGCAGTGTCCATACGCAGATTGATACGCTGATGGTCATGGACTGGCTAGATGCCTGGCCCCTTCCCAGAAAAGATACGCTGCCCGTAGGTGGTTGCCGTGAGGGCGGACGGGACGCGCATCCTGTGCAACCGCGCGATGAAGTGGCTGCCAGCGGAGCAACGCTGGATTTGCGAGAAGTGCAAAGTAGGAGGAAAGCATGGACCTGATCTACGCAGCTGATGTGGCGCCAGCCGTATCTGCCGTTGTTACCTCGTCGCAAACCGCAGGCGTAAGTGACTTGGTTTGGCAGGCTCTGATTGCCGGTGTTGTGACCGTCATTCTTGCGATCTTCAATGCAATGACTCAGATCAAGCTGTCGCAAATTCAAAAGACCGGGGTCGATACTCACATACTGGTAAACAAGAACTACGGCATACAGTTGAACCTCACGAAAATAGCGCTGCGGCGCGTGGCGGACATTACCAAGGACGCGATAGACGTTGCGGCGGCGGATGAGGCGGACAGGCTCTATATCGAGCACATGGCACGGCAGGCTATCGTAGACTCGAACCGGTAATACTTTTGTCCTATACCGAACAGACGATTTATAACAACCATCGCATCATGCTATGAATGAAAAAGAACACTACGACTGCGGCATTGATGGCGACGAGGCCCAGCCATTGACACTAGGGAGGTTTAATCGCTTCATGCGCCGGATACGCGCAACGCATGAAGAGAGGATGGACGCGATGGGAAAGAATTTTGAAGTTATCCAGAAGGAACTGCATGACCACATCATTGAGGACAAACTGATGAAGGCGCGAATCATGGGCGGTCTGTTTGCGATCAAGTGGATGGTGGTCGGCGTTCCCGCTCTACTCATCTTCATCCTCTATCTCATGCACAAGGCTGGGATGATATGAGCCAACCGGAGCAGAGGAAGGGCGAGCGAAGGGCGCCGTTCATGGTGGACGAAGCAAAGTTCTCCACGCAGCGCCTCGTGACTTACGTCATCCTGCTTATCTTCACGGCCGTTACCGCCAACGTGCTGATCGGTCAAGACCAGGCCGAACGCTCGACGATCATTCAGACCGTCATCAACTTCGCCATGCTCGCGATCGGCTTCTGGCTTGGCGCAAGTAAGCAGGCGCAGGACAATGCGCAATCGGCATCGAGAATCGCGGAGGCCATCAATCCACCGCCGCAACCGCCGAAGGCAGAAGCATGAGCTTTACCGCCTTCGGACCGGTCTACAAGGCAACCATCGCCCTGCTACCTCCGAGCTTGGAGAATCCCGCGGCGAAGGCCATGTTGATTGCTATCGCCATGCAGGAGTCGCGTTGGGACGAGCGGCGGCAGATCGGCGGCCCGGCTCGGGGATTCTTTCAGTTCGAGATCGCCGGCATTAGGAGCGTTCTGAATCACCGGGCAAGCCAGCCCATCATCCATGCTGTGCTGGACAGGCTGGATTACGACCATGCGCCGCTGACGAGTTTCACCGCCATCGAGCACAACGACGTGCTGGCGTTCGCCTACGCACGTTGCCTGCTGTGGACGCTACCGGCACCGCTGCCGTTACGTGGAGAAGCGGACGAGGGCTGGGAGCAATACATTGCAGCATGGCGTCCTGGCAAGCCGCATCGTGCGAGCTGGGGCAAGTTTTTCTCCGATGCGTGGAACATCGTTTCTCAACCGTGAAGGAATTACTATGACCAAATCACTGCGCATCACGTTCCTGTCGCTACTGCTGTTCCTGCCAGGCTGTCAGTCGCTCGGCCTGCCGTCTGCCGACACGTTCAACGAGAGGGCGGCCGTCGTTCTTGGAACGATCACGACGGTAAGGCAGACGGCTACAACGCTGCTCGAACAGAAGAAGATTACAGCGGAGGACGGGCAGCATGTCCTTTCCGCCACCGACAGCGCGAGGGCTGGTCTTGACATTGCCCGCACGCTCAATAAGTCCAACCCGCAGGCCGGCAGCGCTAAGCTCGATTCCATCCGCACGGCGCTGGTTGCCATCCAATCCTACCTCGCCACGAGGAGTAAATAATGAACGCTGATACTGCAATAACACTGGCCCTATCACTGCTCGACCGCGCCGCGGCTTACGGGTCACTCGTCACCGCCGCTCGAGCCGAAGGACGAGACGTATCCGATGTGGAATTGGATGCGCTCGCCGCCGAGGATGACGCCGCCCGGAAGGAACTGGAGAATGCAATCAAGAAGCGGCGCGGCTAGACATGCGAGAAGTGAATTGGTTCCCGTTCTCCGGTTGGCTGCCGCTCATCGCCATCCTGTCCATGCCGGTATTCGCACAGACACTCAACGAACTGGAGGATCTGAACAAACGAGCCGGCATGATACGGGTGAGGATTGTCAACCTCACTTGCATGAAGTTCGCGACTAAGGTTGTCAATAGCGAAATGCTGCCGGGACCGTGCCTGGAGTCTGGCAAGGTTTTCAACCATGACAGCGCCGCGCCCTATCACGCCAGAGTGCAGGCGGCTAGGGACGCCATCAAGGCCGCCATGACGCTGGGAACTGGTGGGATGGTGGTCTGTCTCGGGAAGCTGCAGCCTCGACACGATTGCCTGTTCGCAAGTATCGCCCTGATGAACGAACTGGATGGAGCCCTAGACAGAGCTCAGGGTGGATTCTGAATTAGGCGCGAAATAGTGCAGGCCGGGAAATCCTGCACGGTGGTCGCGCCTACCTTGGAGCCTCTACGGAGGCTCCTTTTTTACAATGATGGCGCCATCGGTCTAACCCGCTCTGCGCTTCTTCTTGGCGGCGAGGGTCATAGGCTTGTTACCTTCGGCCATGAATTCCATACTTCCGTAGTTACAACTATTGGCAGCCTTGGAAGTTGGTAATTCTGAATCATCACGTATCCGCCACCACTAGCCAGTCGATACCACAAATAGCCGTGTATGTCAGACCGCAGATCGAGCTTCACTTCTTCCCCTTCTTGGCGGCGAGGCGGGCGCCAGTTCGTCTAAGGATTCTGTCCGCCAGTTTGACTTGCTTCTCGTTCACATGTGGCTGACTCAGGATGATAGAGACGCATAGAATCCTTGCGTCAGTGATAACCGCTTTCTCAGTCTTGGTCACGTTCCTCTCCCACGTTCGTAATTCTGATGCGATGCGGGCCGTGTACTACGCGCATTTCACCGGCGGGAAGTGTTGGGTCTACGACAACTCTAATGAATCTGGTGGAAAGCTCGGACTCAATCTTGTTGAGTTCCTCGCCTAGCTCCCAAATCGTCATGCTTTTGTAGTCGCTCACGTTCCTCTCCCTGGTTGCTCGGGCGCGGCCAGAACAGACTTTGCAATCTCCCACGCCTGCTCGTAATTAGGCATATGGCCTGCTGGAATTTGCGGCAATGTAATCCACAGTTGCATCAGTAGTGAAGCAACAATTCTCTTCTTCTCATCCTCCGTCGGCTCCAGCGGCACCCACCTACCCGGTGCCCCGCTCACAGGGCCAGCTTCTACTAACTGTGAAGTGCCGACGTTTCCCTTCGGCGTCTTAGCTGGCTCCACAGTAGGAGGCCCGTCGGCTCCCTGTGGCGCGGCATTCTGTTCGGGTGCCCCGCCGTCATGCTCTCCTTGCCCTACACTTTCATGAGCTTTAGTCCAGCCTTGGCATCCATTCTTCGGCATTTGCTCCGTGGCAGTCGAGGCATGGGGCGAGGCGTTCGTTGGTGGCTCACACATCGGGCAGACAGTTTTGAAGTGTCCGCCATACTCGGCGGCTATGGTCCACGGCAGACCTTTGTGCTTATCGCACGGCATGTAAACGACGGGCGAGGCGTTCGATAGGGGTGCAGCCACCGCAGGAGGAACGGCAGTATCACCTTTCGGGCCTCCGTCGGTCTGGTTTACAACCTGCGGCGCTGCGTTCGTTATGTCCTCTCTGAATTTCTCGAACTTTGCCCTGCGTAGCGATTCCATCTCTGGGGCGTTCTGGTATTCGTATTCGCGCTGCGCCCGTTCGATTACTAAGCGTTCACTGACACCAGCATGGAAGATACCGTTGCCGATCTGAGCAGGTTTGGCTAGCTTCGCATCGTTCGGGGCGAGGCTCTGGAGGGCCATGTCAAAGCATTTACGATGCTTCTCCACGTCGCCTAGAAAGTTCAGCGGCTTGACGCCATACATCTTCTCTACTTCAGCGAGATACCGTTCCCATAGAGTGCTCAGTGCCTTGGTGGTGGTCATGTCCATATTCCTCGGAGAAGATGCTTCGTTGTTACACCTAGTGCGCGAGCGATTTCCTCAACTTGATGCAATGGCAGCCGCTGGCGACCAGTTTCTATATTGACGATGGAGACTCTGGTGTAACCCGTCCGCTTCGCAAGCTCCTCTTGCGTAATTCCCAGCGTTTCGCGCACATGGCGAATCTTCAAGGCGATCAATCCATAAATAGGCTCAAGCGGTTTCATCGTTCAACTCCCGGCAGCGAGCGGATTGCCTCATGATCCTGTGCGAAGCAAATCTCATGCATTCGTTCGTGCATTCGTTTCACTGTAATGTGATCGCTTGTGTATTCCGCCCACAATAATTGAACCTGTCCGAACATCTCCCTTGCCTCCCGCAGCTTGCGCTCGGCGGCGGTGAGGGCGCGTTCGGTAGAGAAACACAGATCCCGCCATTCGGCAATTCTCTGCCCGATGCTAACTAGCGTGTGATCGCGCCCTAGTTGGGCGTCGCTCAACGGCGTCTCGCTCTGCTCCGGGCGGGGGGTGTCGTTAGTCATGTTTGTTCTCCTTGTAGAGAATCGGGCGCGACGGCCACATATCTCCGTCATCATGTATCCACCAACTACCATTCGGCCACTCTCCGTGGTAGGAAGCGGTATCGATTCCGGTGCTTCCAGCTTCAATCACTCTGAACGTACTACCATCCTTCGGGCAGTAAATCGCATCACGCCAGCCAAAGTCCTTGAGCCTGTAATGCGCGTTGAACAAGGCACGAATAGCTGATTGCTCATCAGGCATCGCCGTCCTGCGCGCTTCTTCCGCTTTGTCAACGGCGGCGATAATGGCGTCCGCCTCGCGCTTTCTCAGTGGAGTGTGCGAACCATTTTTAAGCGTCTTGTGGCCAACAATCGGATCCTCATCGCCCACCAGTTCCGCGTGCGGGGAGGGGGAGACGCGGCGGTTCCATGCTTCGACCATTTTCTCTCGGGTGTCGTAGGTGTCTCCGTGGAATGTATTGCACGCTCCGATGCACTTAGCAGTCCATTCGCCTAGACCGCAGCCATACACAACAGCCTCGCACCCACAAAACGGGCACGGCTTCAGTTCCGCGCTGCTATCGTTTGTCATGGCAGAGAATCCAAGAATTTGTCCAAGTCATCACATGCCTTACGAACGTCATCTATTTCCCTTCGGGTGAGCACCTTGTTAGGCGTGTTCAACGAATCGGCAGGATGCCAGTTGTCCCACCCGAAGCGTTGGGCTTTACATAGTATGTGAATGAGTTCAGCGCATTCCTCTATGCAACGAACAGCAGGGTGTCCAGTATTGGCATAACGTGGGTCGCTCATGCTCACTCCCCCTTCGACTTGTGTTGATAAATCCACGGTGCAATGCTGTCCGAGTTAAATTTCGTATCACAGCGTCTACAATGGTGTTCACCTTCGTGGAGTTTGTCATGGCCTGGCCTCTGGGCTTGTATGATCTTTCCATGTCGGGGGCAACGCAGCCCACACGACAATGCGCATGAAACCGTGTGCATCTGGCATCGCCTTACCCTCAAGGAACCTGGACAGTGTAGATTCAGTGATACCGATTTCTTCTGCGGCCTTCTTTTGGGTCATCCTGTAGGCAGCCAGATAAATTCTTATCATTTCAGCGAGTCTCGAAGTCGTTCTCATTTCTCCCCCTTCCCGGCGAGTGCGTCGTCAATACGATCACGAACCGGACTTGAGCCGCGATTGTCCTGCGGAGTCGAAAACTGCCATCGGTAGTATTGCCCGTCGTCGCTCATGTCTATGTAGTGGTAATTACGATCAAGCCAATCCAACCTCTCCGCATCCTTCCTCATCGCCGCCGCCTCGGCCTCGGCATCCGCTTTGCCATTTTTGTAACCGTCGATCTGTCGAATGCCGCACTCTGCTCGTAAACTCTCGTTCTCTCTTTGAGTCACTTCGAGCGCGGCGCGGAGCCTTAGAATTTCCAATGCCATCTGCCTGACTAGCAGGGTCGGATGGGCAGCAGCCAGAGATTCAACAATCTGAGGCTTGGCAAAATATTCAGGTATGGCTTCGCACGGCATCTTCTGCGTGGTCGGCATCATTGCTCCTTCCTCACAATCGTAGCGCCGCGAAGGCAGAAAAGGTTCGTTCACTTGGCCTTATTCGTTTTGCGAACCAGGATGGCGAGCGGGTCACGCTCCGCGGGAAGCGGCTTCTTCTTCAGGTATTGCTTTTCCAGCGATTCCATTCCTGCAAGCACGGCCCGAACTTCTTTAGCCGTTACTTTCTTGCGGTTGTAAGAGCGACCCCATGGCGGGGATGCGTGGACGATTAGCAGGATAAGCGCCCCCTCATTCAGTGGTCCCGCTCGCAGCTTCCTGACACCATCCGAAATCGCCTTGATGCTTTCGGCCAACACTTCCAACGGAACCGGCTTTTGCTCGTCCTGTTTAACAACGATGTTTTCCACGTTCTCTCCTTGGTAAATGTCAATTAGCACCACGCTCAAATAATCAATAACTCGCCGTTCTCTGGCAGTGAATCAGCCACGACTTACCATCCTTCCAATCGTCACACTCCATCGCGTAGTAGTAAGTCGTTTCACTGCGGCACTGGAGGAGTTCGGCGCGCTGGAGGGCGATGAGCTTGTCAGTAGCCCTGACGTATTCGTTGAACAGCACCAGGGCCACCACCATGAGCAAACCGGCCAGAAGGGGAACGTAGCGCATCACGGCTTCATCCGGGCGAGGAGGGCGTCAACGGACTTGTTGTATTTGTCGGCCCCGCAGTTGCACTCATCATTCGGATATTGTTCGTCAGCACATCCATCTTCCGAAAGCGGGCACGAATACCATGAATCCTCGCAGTAGTAATGGTCGCGCTTTGACTTAAGCAACGCCTCCCTAAGCTCGTCCTGCTGCCGCTCAAGGTCGCGGGCGTGATCTAGCAATGGAAGGTAGTAGGACCTATCAAACAGGCGCGTTTCACGAATGAACGATTCGGATGGAACTAGCGCGTCTGTAATGGGCGTGGGTCGTTCGCTCATGGCTTCACTTGGATTTCGAGAGCAATCGCTTCCATAAATAATTGGCCTGCTGATTTCGTGAGCGTTCCTTCTTCTAAGAGTGTCCGTAACGCCGCGATTCCACGATTAACAGCGGCCCTACGCGCATACAAATCTTGAAGAACGCACGGATAGCAGTCCTGCGGCACGGAATGGCGTTCGTATTCGCTCATCTTCATCCCCTATTCAAGCGCATACTCACGATTCTTCAGCCAATCCAGAACCTCATCGTTCTTCCGATAGAACATCTTGGAAGCGACGGGGGCGCAGAGAACTCCGGCGAGGTAAGGCTCCAGCTTTTTCACCTTTTCATCGGTTGAGCAGATTTGCAGCCACCCGGCAAGGCAGTGGGTCGTCCCGCAAAGAGCTTCCTCAATGCAGGTGTGTTTCTCCCACTCGGAACCATCCTCATGCCAGTGGCTCATTTCCAGCAGTTCCTGCTTGTCGAGGATGATCTCCCGAACCTTGTCCAGATTGGCTACAGCCTGTTCCGGTGTGGCGGGGGGAACGTCGCAATTGGCACCGCCCAAGTCGGCACCGCGCAGGTCGGCATCGCGCAGGTCGGCATTGCTCAGGTTGGCACCGCCCAAGTCGGCACCGCGCAGGTCGGCATCGCGCAGGTAGGCATTGCTCAGGTAGGCACCGCCCAGGTTGGCACCGCTCAGGTTGGCACCGCCCAAGTCGGCACCGCGCAGGTCGGCACCGCGCAGGTAGGCACCGCGCAGGTAGGCATTGCTCAGGTAGGCACCGCCCAGGTTGGCACCGCTCAGGTCGGCACGAACACTGACCGCCGCCTCTACGCACAGTTTCAGGGAGCCGTATTCACCTTCAAAGAGAACGCGCCCATCAAAGCGTGACTTGATCTGATATTTCATTTCATATCTCCTATTCGTCCACGGGTGGAGGGGTTACTTGGCTGCTTGCATCTTCGCCACGCACTCGCAGATGGCGCGGTTGAGGTCGTTATGGCGCACTCCATCGCCTATGCCATCTAAAACTGACTCCACATACCAACCTACCGTAGTATTTCTGATGACAAGCACAAACTTCTTCACCAGCGCCATCGTCTGCGCGTCATTTTTCAATGGGTAATATGCGCACTGCGTGGAGTCTGGGTCTGTCCCAAACCACACATCCGTATCGTCATAGTCAAAATCAAGCCCCATTGCCTTCGCGCAAAGAATTGTGATTTCAAGATCAGTCACGGTCCTCCTCCATATTGTCAATCCGGTCACCCAGGTAGGACTGGCCTGACTCGGAGTCGAGCCAATAGTGGCAAAGCTTGAGGCAGGTTTTATTAAGGTTGCGGAGAATTTCGTAGGTATCATCCTCACTTCCGAAGTTCAGCCTTGCCAAATCACCGGGACTGATAACAGTCTCTATCCCCGCATCGGCAATCAGGTCTTGCAAAGCAACCTTTCTTGGGCCGACCGACCGACCGCTCATCAGGTCGTCAACAATATCCTCCCTCGCTCGCTTCTCCCAGCGGTCCCACTTCTCCTCGGCCTTCGCTTCAGAAGCGTCACGCTGGCGTTCGGCAGCGGAGTTACCGTCGGGCATGGTCATATAGCCTCAGTTCACTTAAGAACTTCGGTTGCTCACGGCTTGTAACGCATCACCCAACCGACAGTAGGTTGGGTATAGCCAGATGTAGAACAAGCAGCCCAACCCCCGATCCAATCACCGGGTTTTAACCAGACGCCCGGACCGGGAAGCGTTCTCTCGCAGGAACGAGCGCCGGGCGCAACGTGACAGAGGTTGTAATACCCGGCGGGATACCAGATATAACCGTTGAAACCACTGGGTGTGTTGTAGACGCTATAGTGAACCGATGTAATCCATAGCGTCGTGGTCGGCGGAGCCTCCGCAGGCAGAATCTGATAGTGGCGGATTTTGAACTCCGGCACTGACTCCGCGCCGCAATTCCACTGTCCCAGGTTCCAGTAGGACTGACACACCCTCCATCCGGCGTTAACCGGATCGTCCTCGCACACCGTTGAATAGTTAAACGGTGACTGCGCTTTGGCAGACCCCAAAAACATCATGAAGAGTAAAGCAGTGAATCCCACGGATAAAATGAACACCATTCTTTTTACCATGTTAGCTCCCTGTGAAATTCTATTTGGACTTCGCCGCAATCGCCTTGTCAAGCCATGCTGCGGCACGCGGGTAGTCTGCTGCACGGATCTGCGCGAAGCGTTCAACCTTCGCGGCTAGCTTCAGGCGATCTGTGCTGACGCCATTCTCTTGGCATCGAACCTCGAGCGCTGCGGCTTGGTCGGGGGTTATGAAATCTCCCTGGCTATCAGCTTTTCCGTCTGCTGCCGCGCTCGGATTCCCGTCAACTTTTTTTCCGCCAGCAGCCCATACGGCAAGGCGCGCGCCCGTTTCCACGGTGATAGTTTCGCCGTCGATGAACACCTGCCGCAGCATGTCTAACGTATATTTTGTGCCGTGGAATCGGTGCTGCTGGTCGATCCAGCCGTGGATGAACATTTCGTAGAGAATGTCCTCGGACTGTTTGGGCTGGAGTTCCTTCGACCGCGCCCATTCCTTTTTGCCGTTGACGATGGTTTCCTCCATCGGATACTTCGCCCTCATGCAAACGATGACGAGCGGGATCGGAGTCTGCGTCAGGCGCAGCATGAACTCGCGCTGATGGTCGATCTTTGGGCGCTGCCAGACGAGCGGACCTTTCTTGCCGTCTGCCTGATTGCGTGCCGCCATGTCTAGCACGCCTCCCACACCTTCCCATTCATGACTTCCGCTGTCCACGATTAGGCACTGTAGTTGTGCTTTTTCGGCCACGCTGATGGCGGCGCCGTAGGTCTTGGGGCTGAACTCCTCGCGCAGAGGGAGCACGGCGTAGCCGCCGACCACGGCATCGTCGGCGTAGGCTTCACCGCGGCCGCTCTCCGTTTCGATCATTCCCACCTTGGCCATGTCGCCGCAGAATCCCTTTGCTATGAGCAATGCAGATTTCGTCTTGCCACAACCAGATTCGGAATAAAGCCCGACAAGCGGCTTGGCCTCGCTGGTGATGGCCTTGCGAAAGGTGTGCATCACTCCGCCTGCTCCATCTTTACGCCAGCCTGCGTGAGCCTTATCACGTCGTCTGTGCTCGCGCGATCGATGCTGATGGTGTCCTTGACGACGTGGGCGATGGCGCGGGCTTCGTTCTTGGCGCGGACGAGCCGCTCGATGATTTGGGGCGGTGCAACTTGGATATTATCCGGCTCGGCTTGTCCAACCCTCTGCACTTTCACTGTTTCGGCGAGCTTGGTGGTTACTTTCACGGCATAGTCGGGCATTTCAGTTCTCCTTGGTTGGTAGTTAACGTTTCAAATTCTCGATTGCCGCGTCCATGTCGGCGCGTAGCAATATAGCGGCCGCTTGTCGATTGTGGCGCACTAATTCTGCTTTCATTTCCGTGTGAGCGAAGGCGCGCCGACCATCCGTCAGCATCATTAAGTGAACGTGAATAATGTCGCCCTTACGCTCGAAAAGGATGCTTTCATTGTCGTGTAGAGCGAACGGTGGCAGTAGAACGCTCATGGCTGCAATCCTTGCTTTTCTTGAACGGGATCGGGTCCGAATTCACGCACCAGCGCATCAATCGTCGCCCGTTCATCCCACCGCGCCAGCGCCCACGGCGGCGGGGCTATCCAGTGGATGCGTGGCGAATACCCCGGCCAGCGCCCCGATTTGGTGCATTGGCGCCACAGGGCAATGGCAGCTTCGACCTTCTCATCGGCAATCGCCATGAAAGCGGGGTCCAGGGCTGTCCAGGCGCACGCATACGGGGCTGTATTCTCTTGGCAGAGGGTTATGCTCCGGCAGTCGTCCGGCGCGCCCGTAGCCCTGTTCCCGCGAAGATATAGGGCATCCTGCAGGTCATAGCCCATCTGGTCGATCATCCGGTCGAAGCCTGACGGGTTGGCGCTTCCGCCCGTCGTCTTGTAGCTGATCTGGATGCGGCGATCGTGGCTCATCCAGTCGGGGCGCGCCTTGCACCACACGTCGCCTTCTTGCCACGTAATCGTCTGCTCGGGCGCGCCATCAATCAGCGTCAGGCCCGACAGGTCGGGGCAGTCCGCAATCGCTTGGCGAGCCACCTTGACCATCTGCTCTATTTCCGCCATGTCGGATGGCAGCACCGGCGTCCTGCCGTTGGCGCGGGCGGCATCGCGCGCTTCCCTGATGGCGTCGTTGGTCCATCCCTTCGGGATATTGCCATCGGGATTGGCCTTGGTCGGCTTGCTCCGGTAAAGCGCTGGATCTATCACCGCGAGTCCCGCATCGCCTTCCAGCAGCATCGCGTGCGCGGCGGTCCCGAGGTCGAATTCCTTCTTTTCCTCGGCCACGTAATCAGGATTCAAGCGGCTGGCGGTCCAAGCGTGCAGCGGCGATTGCGCGAGGATGATACGTGCCAAACCTGCCGATAGGAATGGCAGCGCGTGATATTCGGCTGCGGTCATGGAATGTATTCCGGGTTGCACTTCTCATGCTCCTAAAAATATCAACGCGCATGCGCCCATCACCATCACGGCGACGAATACCAATCGGTCCCACGTATCCGGCGGCACATAGAGCCAGCCCGGCTCGCGATGGTTGCTCACGCGCGGGAAGCGGTAGTGGTTTGGGTTGAAGTCGCTCATGGGTGCGCCCTATGAGCTTTCGCCATCGCAGCGGATACTTGCTCAGGGCTTTTCGTTTTGAGTTTTTCCGTCGCCATGTCTATTGCCTCCTGTCTAGTTCTGCCGTGGCCGACACGGAATCCAGTCTCTACGTTACTGACCGCCCAATCTGCAAACCAGCGTTCTTCGCGCGGATACCGATGCACGGCAAAGGTTGCGACGCTTGCAGCATGCGGCGCAATTTCGATGATTTCCGCGTCAACAACTTTCCACTTGCCGCCGCCATTAGACCAATCAATCGGGAGCTTGATCTTCACGCAGGCACCTTCATCGGATAGCGCGGCTGCATCGTGAACCTGCAACGAATCGGCCCGCAATACAGGCTGCGGCAATGCGGGCAGGGAGTGAGAACGGGTGGTTTTTGTGTGTTCATGGGAGGGGACAGGGATGAGAGTTAGATAATTTCAGTGCGCCCCGTTTTTTCGGTTGGTGTCCAATTGCCTCGCGGGGTGCGTTCATGCCATTTGCCTTTCTCGCGCAAATGCTCGTTAAGAACGTCGCTCATATGGTCATACTCAAATCTTGCTTCTGGATTTGCATGGTCATAACAGACCGCCCAGGGCGCAATGCGCAAGTCAGCGGATTGAGTGCCGTCAGACCATTTCACCGTTCCGATGTAAAACCATTCGGCAACCTTTTTGTAAGTGTCATGCCCGACAGCCGAAATCTCGGTTATCCGTCCGCCGTGTTTGTGTTCCAGGTATTTTGTTAGCATCGTTCTCTCCTCTGTGAATTAGCCTACGCGGTAATGCTGCGCCTTTAGCAAGCAGAACGCAAGCCCTTTTTGAACAATTGCCTAAGTGCTTGATTAGCAAGCAAGCAATGAAAGGCTTGCAAGCATATGCGCTTTCGTGCCTATAATGCGCTTCATGGCCAACTACAAGATAGCGCGGAAAACCCAAAGCAAAGGCGGCGATGCAAGGGCGCTCGCGCTCAGTCCATCACGCAGAAAACAGATAGCGAGAGCGGCGGCGAAAGCGCGTTGGGCCAACGGCAAGGCGAGGAAAGCGGCATGAGCTGGGCGACGCCGCAACAGCAGGCGCAAAACACATCTAAGGCAAAATTGACACAGCCATTGGCCGACGAAATCAGGCAGTTAGAAGGAACGGCAAGCGCCACAGCAATTGCGAGACGCTACAACGTGACGCACTCAAGGGTATCGGCAATATGGAAAGGTGAGGCGTGGCGCAGATAGGCAAATTGTCGATTTCATTCGGCGACCGCCTCTTGGCGAGAACTGGAGATCCATCCACCTCAGTCCGCTCTGCCGCCCGCTCGTCCGAGTTCCGCGCACGCCACGCCGCCATCATCCTGCAAGCGCTGCGCGATCACGGCCCGATGACCGCTCACGAAATCGCCGCCGTCACGCGGCTGGATAACGTCCAAATCTCGCGCCGGGGAAAGCAGATGGTCGAGGATAAGCTCGTCACCATCGGACCCGATGTGCGCGACGGTTGCCGCATCTGGTGCGCCATCCCATGAACACCGCAGCCTCATCGCCGTCTGAAAAGCCGTCAAACGATAACCCGCCTGCAAAGCGCGGCGCATCGGCCGCTGCGGTGATCCACATCCAGGGCCAGACCCTCGAAGTCATCGGGGAAGCGTTGATTCACACGACCGGCAACGACCGCGAAGGGAATCCGATAACTTTCGGATACACAAGTTGTGTTGTTCGTGAAATTGGGAAAGTAGGCGCATGAAGCTAAGCCATGGCCTTTCCAGAATCCCCACTTACGACACATGGATGAAGATGCATCTCAGGTGTCGCAACGAATTTGATAAATCCGACAGTATGTACTTAGCGAAAGGGACGCTTTGTGATGCCCAACCGATGCCCAACAAGTCACAGCACTCAGTCCAAGAAATCTGTTATTCTTTTCTTATCGTAGGTGCAAAGGAGTGAAAGCCTATGATTATTAATATGATTTCAGTTCAATACGACGCTCTACCCTTGGAATACAAGCTGGATGAGTGGCGCGCCAGCGGGAAGGTTCACGTCCTCAATAGAGTGGATAATCCCGCTATCGAGCGCGTATGTCGCATCCTTGGTCTCGGCCTGTCGGAACAGCCGATTGACCTTGGTGCCTTTCAGCGCCGTTTCCTGACTGATTACACTTCCAATTCGCTTGTGATCGGCGTCGATCGTCCCTAAGCACTCGCGGAGCGTTTTCTCCTCAAGACGAGTAGGGTTGGTCAGATCGAATCCTACGCCGTGAAACATGAAGGTCGAGTGCGGCGAGGCTTTGCGCCTTTTCCCCGCTAAGAAAATCGCGTTGCCAATCGAATCCACGTTCCCCACATTATGCATGGTCGTCTTAACCGGCAAACCCTTAATGATGTTGTAGAGCGTCATTCCTTGGGCAACCTCACCACCAGGTGAGGCAAATAAGTAGTAGATATGAGTTGCCCCTTTTTGGAGTTGATCGAAAGTCGCGGCGAGTAAATTCTGAGTCGTGAACAGGTTTATCTTCGCATTAAAAGAAATATAAACAGTAGCCATCTTATCCCCCCATCTTATTGGGCCACTTCCTTTTAGGGCGCTGCTTAGTCAGCGCCTTTCTTACGAGCTTCTCCCAGTCGCCCTTTAGTTTAAGGCGCTCTGGTGCTGGCCCTGGTGGTTTCTTCGGCTTTTCTGCCATAGCTACTCTCCGTCTACCAGTTGACGGTAGGTGAGCCGCTTGTGATTCGCGGCCTTGATCGCCTTCACCATACGCTGGCCGTCACTCATCGCCCCGTTATCATGCCTGAACTCGAATTCGGATAGGTAGCGGTGCAGATGTTTCTTGCTCACGCTATGGTAAATCCCGTTCAAGCCACGCTTGAGCATCCCGAAAAACCCTTCGATGGAATTGGTATGCACATCCCCTCGCACATATTCATACATGCTGTGGCAAACCGCTTCATGCTTCCAACCCGCATTAGGTAAACCGCGATAGCCAGACCATTCATCGGTCAGGATGCGGGAGGATTTGTCCACGTTCGCAGCAATAACAGCCTTAAGCGTTTTTCCAGTAACGTCCGCCACAACCCTAGGGCGAACACGGCCACCCCGTTCCTTCAATCCCACAACAATAGCCTTCTGCTTCTTGACCGTCTTGTGGCTGTTGTGGATATGGCGCGGCTTTCCGCCGATGAACACTTCATCCACTTCAACGTCACCCTTCAGCGGCTCAATGTCCTGGGCGTCCATTGCGTAACGGATGCGATGCAGCAGGAACAACGCTGACTTGTAGCTGAGGCCGGTCTGCCGGTGAATCTCCAACGCGCTAACGCCCTTCTTGGACGTGGATGCACGATAGAACCCATAGCACCAGTGCTTAAGCGGGATGCGGCTATCCTCGAATACCGTTCCTACACGCACCGTATATTGCTGCTTGCAATCATGGCAGCGCCACCGGAAGTTCTTTTGACGTTCGCCAGTCGTAGCGTCCTTCATCTGATAGACACTCAAGCTGCCGCAGTGAGGGCAACAGGGATGATCGCCCCAGCGCTGCTTTTCCATGAATTCAACAGCGGTCTTTTCATCGGCGCAAGCAAGGGGCACCTCACCAATAGGCGAGTCCTCTTTCGTGGATTGGTTTTGAACAAGCGTCTTTTTCATTTGAACCTCCATGAGCATCATAATACTTGAGTAAATGCATTACGTCAAGTAAAAAGACGATATTTAAATCCTCATGGATTCAGTACGTTAGTACAAGTGCTTGAAGTACTTGACTTTTTAGAGTGCGGGCGGCAAGATTCGAACTTGCATGGCTGTTGCTCGACGCGTTAGTCGCAGCCGGCGGATTCCTGGTCCGCTGTGTATGCCGATTCCACCACGCCCGCGTTATCGCCTATATCCGCAGCGCTTTACGACTTCCCAAATCCCTCCGGTATTTCGTCTGACGCATGCGCTGAGCCGGTCGCGTCCAGGGTTATCAAAGCAAAGGTGTTAGGCGCTGTTTTCTTGAAGCCAATGCCCTCTCTTGCGTAACGTGAGAGCGTCCCGACTAGGGCAAGCTTAGCCTTCTTATCTCCAGATTTTCCCATTCTTTCAAGTATTTGATCAGCATGCATCGGTGCGGCATGTTTTTCCAGTATTACGCGCACGATCTCCGGAGTGCTCCCCTTTCTGAACTCCACGTTTCGTCCATCTGATCCACTACTGGAGGCCTCATCCCTCTGCACCCTTGGCAGGATGTCTTGAAGCCCAGCGATATATGCTCTTGCAGCCTCCTTCTTCATGTGAAGTGACTGAATTTCTTGTTCTATTTCAGTTACTTCCGATTCTTTAGCGCGAATTCGCTTTAGTATATCCTGTAGCAACCCCATAGGACCCCCATCAAAGTTCATGCCATTTTGTGCCGAATGGCAAAACATGTCAATAGATGACAGTATATTGGATTGCCATTTCTGCGGTAAACTGCAAATTCTCGACACTTGCTGAGCGACCACCATGAGCACCGAACTTTCCACGCTAGTAAGCAATCTCAATTCCGTCAAGCGTACCGCAATAAACGGGGCAGAGTATTGGATGGCCCGCGACATTCTTCGGCCGCTGGGGTATCTGACATGGGAAAGCTTTGCCAAAGTTATCGAGCGAGCAAAGTTAGCTTGTGAAAGTGCTGGAACATCTCCTAGTAACCATTTTCGTGACACCACGAAAAAGGTTGAGATAGGAAGCGGGGCGCTTTCGGAGAGGGCGGATTGCTATCTCTCACGATATGCGTGCTATCTCGTCGCAATGAATGGCGATACTCGAAAGGCAGAAATAGGGATCGCACAAACCTATTTTGCCGTTCAGACTCGACGCCAAGAGCTTCAAGATCAATCTACATCGCTGGAAAAACGACTAGAACTTCGCCAGCGTGTAGCTGTTGCCAATATTGCTCTTGGAAGCGCCGCCAAAGCAGCCGGTGTACAGCGATATGGTCTATTTCAAGATGCTGGGTATCGTGGTCTCTACGGCATGGGGCTAGGGGACATAAAAAAACGCAAGAATATCGAGGGTGATTTGCTTGATCACGCTGGGAGAGTCGAACTTGCAGCAAATGAGTTTCGTATCACACAAACGGAACAAAAAATAGTCAATGAACACGTCCAGGGCGAGCAGAACGCTGTTATCACTCATAAGACGGTTGCGGCAGAGGTCCGAGCAACTATCAAGAAATTAGGGGGGACGATGCCGGAGGACCTTTCACCAGAGCCGTCATTGAAAAAGCTGATTCAAGCCAAAAAAACTAAACAATTGCCTAAAGCTAAGTAGCTTAGCCCCTTTCCGTAAGTACATACTGTCGGACCCGGTAACGGCAATGCAGCGCACCAAGGCGCTCGGTCTGCTTTACAAGCAGATCAAGAAGGACTCCGCCATGTCCCGCATGGGAATCCCGGATTACGTGGTGACGATGCGTAAACCAGGCGAGAACGCCCATCGCGTAACGCACACTCCTGATGATCTACCGGTGAGCGAATGGCAGAAAATTGCCAGCCCGATCTGGATGGACATAAATCCATCCGACACGCTGCAATTCAGATCCGCTCGCGAACACAAAGACGAGCGGCACATCTGCCCGCTACAGCTTGAAGTGATTCGGCGCTGTATGCGGCTCTGGTCTAATCCTGGCGATTTGGTTTTCAGTCCGTTTTCTGGAATCGGAAGCGAAGGATTCATTGCATTGCAAATGCAGCGAAAATTCTTGGGCGCGGAATTGAAGAGCAGTTATTGGGAGCAGGCTTGGCGTAATCTGGATCAGGCGAAGCAGGAGCAATGCGGACTGTTCGCGGAAGAATCGGCATGATTAAAAATGCATGAACGACGTCGACCTCGAGCGCGATATCGAACTGGCCAAGCGTGAATTTGACGCCGCGGTTGGCCGGCCGGAGGAAGTGAAAGCAGCGTGGGCGAAACTCTCTGCGCTGGTCAAGCGGCGCGGTGACCAGTTCGCAGAGCAACAAGCGAGCGAAACCCAGGATTCATGCTAGGATTATGCATCCCGCTTTGCGGGTGCCGGGACAGGGGTAGCTCCCCGCTCCGCTCACAGTAGTCGGCCCTCCCCGGCGGACTGTGACCGAGCTTACCGGCGTAGTTATTCATGGGAGGGTTGGTGCCAGACAGAATCATTCGCGACGAGTTGCTGGAATCAGATCGCTGGCTCGATTTACCGACCGATGCATCGCGCTTGGCGTTCGTGGGGTTTCTGCTGGTGTGTGACGACTTCGGGAATTTTGAAGGTGGCCCGCGGCGCCTGTTCAGGCTGCTACACAAATTCACGCAGATAAAAACCGAGGAAGCTAGCGTTGCCGTGCTCGATGCGTTGATGGCGTGCGATCTGATCCGGCGCTATGAATCCGACAAGCGCGAGTTGTTCCACATACCCCGTTTCAAGTCCCATCGCCAATACCTGAGCCGCCTATACCCTCCCTCGCCGTGGTGTCCGAAAGATACTACACTCGGAAAAGAGAAACGCATAATAAACAAGGGACTTGCAAAAAATGTAGTAACTACGTCGTTACAACGTAGTAACGATGTAGCGGAAGGGGTTGGGGTTGGGGTTGGGGTTGGGGTAGGGAAGATCAAAAACAACAACAAGGCGCAAGCGCCCTTTGTTCTCCCCGAGTGGGTGCCCCAAAACCAGTGGAATGCATGGATCGAGGCTCGAACGAAGCGCCGCAACGCACCGACCGAATGGGCCAAGAAACTCGCTGTGCGCCGGCTTGAGGATCTGAAGGAACGCGGCCACTCGCCCGCGTTGGTGCTCGCCGAATCAGCGTTCAACGGATGGGCTGGACTGTTCGAGCCAAAAGGAAATAAATGAAACGCTGTCCACGTTGCGACGGTGATATCGGAGAACTCGCCATTGCTTGTCGCTGCGGATGGAAAGAGCGAGGCAATTATTCCAAGAAGGATGAGCCAGCGATATTCATGCAATGCGCGCACATGGGCTGCAACACCTCTGCAATCTGCCGCGTGAAAACGAAAACAGGTTTAGCAGACTTCTGCATTCTGCATTACGAGCAGTTCTACACCGACAAAGCGAGCGCAACCTGCGAACGACTCGGATTACGTACCACTAAACAAAAGCGCGAATTAGTGCGCAAAACCGTGAAGGAACTATCCCGCAACTTCACTCCCGACTATAACCGCCAACCCGGCCAGGATTGGGACGAGCCGATAGCATGAGACGAGCAGCACGAAGGGATACCAACGAACCAGCAATTGTCGCAGCAGCACGCGCCATTGGCCTGAAAGTGTTCTACACCTCCGAGCTTGGTGACTTGCTCGTTCAGTTCGGAAATGTCACAGAACTTTGGGAAGTTAAAACGGAATCTGGCAAACTCACCGATACGCAATGCCGCATGCGACAAGCAGGACTTAAAGCGAGAACAGTCCGAGCCATCGAGGACGTGCTACAAGCAAAGCGGGAAATGATGAAATAACCGGAGTGATAATATGAAAATCACAATCAATACTGGACGTGCGATCAAACATTCTGCAAAAGCTGGAGCAAAAAAGATAATGCTATATCGTGACCTTATCATTCGCAGAGACATGACCGAGCGGCACCGATATAGTCAAGGTAAATACCTGCCGCATCAGAACGAAATGGAAATGAGCAGAAGGGTCAGGCAGCGCAGCGTATCGCGATAGGTTTACAATACCCCGCATGGCCAAGCTCTCAACCCTCCGCACCCGCATCATCCTCTCCGACTTCACCAGCCGACTGCGCATCAGGCAACTAGGCGATACCACGCGCATTCGCGGCACCACGCTGCAGAACATTCGCAAGCAACACTTCGAGCAATGGCCACTGTGCGTAATCTGCCTGCAGCGAACACCACCACGCACACGCGCAGCAGTTGAACTCGATCACATCGTGCCACTCCACCTGGGAGGAACCGAGAGCGAGCACAACAGGCAAGGACTATGCATCGATTGCCATAACGAGAAAACAATCACGGAACGAGGCGACACACCACGCAAAAGAAAAGGTGGGGGG